TATCCTTGATATGATTCAACCAGTGCATCCAATCCATCATCTATATCACTATATGTAGATCCAAATGCGTTGTGTTGAGCGTATGATTCAGTACCCCAGTGCATAACTTTTAACTGCATCTGAAAAGTCAATAGATTTACAAAATGTTCATCAACCCCAGATCCTAGTGATTTAGTTGATGTTGTTAAAGGATCCATTTCAAATTCAGTTCCTTTTACTTTAAATTCGTCGAAAGTCATTCCCATTTTATTGATTATTTAATTTATTTTTTAAGTTCGAATGAAGAGATATCCCCTACCATATCTGGGTTTTCTCCCGATGCAACTATAATCCATTTGCTAGGAAGATAGTATCCATCAGATTCCCCATATTTAGAAAGATTGGTAAAGTATCCCTTTAGATTAGAATCGCCCTTATCCATTTGATTTATAAATATAATACCACCCCTATTATCTTTCCCATTGTCAGTAGGAAGTATTCCGGAATTTGTTAGTGATCCGTCCTTTATAATATCTCTAGGATCTATGTATTTAAACTCCATCATCAAAACTGGTATCCCTAATTTATCACCAGCCTTTCCTACGCTCTTTCCTCCCTCAGTATCATTTTTATCAACTATGAAGATATTTTTAGAGGCATCTCCATAATATTTATTATTATACAATTCTACTATACTTTCAGACGGATCTTCTAAATCAGAACTCTCTGTATCATATTCCTTTGAATATTCCAATGGAAGTTCTGCTTCCTTTAAAGGATCTCTACCCATTTCAAATTTAGCAATCTGTGAACTTATCGGGCCAGCCTCAGGTATAAAAAGCATAATGGTAGGAAGTCCTTTTTTTGGACCGTAGGGAATAGGAGCAATTAATCCATTTATTATATTTTTTAAAAGCTGATAAGACCATCCAATGGCCATAGATCCATATTTTTTTAAACTCGATATGAATCCCTCATTAATCCCTACTTTATTGGATTCATTAATGAATTGACTAAAATTTTTAATTCTTCCTGGCATTAGATAAACACGTATTCATCTATATATCATCAAAAAGATATTAAAACAAAGCCCTTACCAATAGTAGATTAGGTGATAGAGGTGAATATCCCATTGCCTCAATAAATCTATTGATTGGATCTAGGATAACTCTGTTGAATTGCTCATCAAAATCAACAGGAGGAGCAAATTCATAAGGGTAAGATCCATTAAGATATCCAAAGACATTATTTTCCCTCTCACTATTAACTTTAACGTAATAGTATTTAATTTTTTCAGACGATCTTATTAAGCTGTACTTAGCTTTGTATTTGGAATTGTTTAGTATATAGTTATGATATCCAGCAGCTCTAACGTGCATTGGACATCCCTTAGCTACCTCAAATTTAGAAGTGTCATTAACTATAAATTTCTCTATGTTATTAACGGACGTTCCTATAGATATCTGATCTGGGCTTTGAACTTTAAACTCATTCTTTATCTCCTTTAGGATTTTAACAAATTCTCTTATGTCAAAAGATTTACCCTTTTCAAAAATGTGTCTTAATAGGAATGTGAGTTTTTCTCTTGCAAATGGAGCGGTTCCTCCTTGAGCTAATTCTATACCAGTGGATTTTATTTTAGAAAGTCTAGGGAATAAATCTTTATTAGGATCTTGCCAAGCAATATGGAGTACATATTTTTTCTTTCCTAAAAATATCCCAGCATAAGATAAGCTTTCCAGCTCAAAATCTTGATAGTTTTCAGTGTTCCATTTTTTAGAGTAGATGTCATAGCACTTTTTAATATACTCCTTTAATCTATGCTCGTTAAGTCTCTTTACAAATTCAAAAGGCTCATAATCGAATTCACACGAATCCATTACAGCACCAAGATTTATATAGTTGGAATCAGTATCGCCATAAATGATAAAATCAAGACTTAGCTGTCTGACATTTCTCACCTCCATTTTTTCATGGAGCTCTGTATCAAGATGCCACATATCATTGAAGTATCTGTTGATTATCTTCTCAGCAAACTTCCATATGTCCTGTCCTTGTAATGTTGTGCTTTCAGCTACATCAGGATTAAATAAAGCAAAGTACTGATTTCCAGTCGCTCCGTATATACTGTTAAGAGTTAATTTAATTCCCTGTTCAGTATTATAAAAATCTGATGATTTTTTTTGGTACTCAAGGAGTTTTAGATTGAGCTCTTCCAAGCTCATTGACATGTAATCTATCTCCTCCATAATTAAACTTCTACTAAACCTATTGCTATTATAGAATCGGATTCGGTAGATTTTACTAATATCCTATTCTCGTGGAAATGTATTTCAGAATTTTCCTGATCTATATAGGAGAATTGATTTTTGTATATTGTGTATACTCTAGAATCACTAAATCCATTCGGTTTACTTCCTCTTATTAGATTATACTGGAAAGAATTACCCCTTATAGTTACCCCATTTTCTTCTATATCAAAATTTAGTAACTCCTCGGAGTTCGATTCAATTCCAGTTAGGGATGAAACCTTTTGAAAGCTTTCCCTAGATATTTCAAAGTTTACTTCAGATCCTTCTGTTGAATGTATTTGTCTTTGTATGTTATCGTCTATGTAAGCTAATAGGCTAATATCTGCACACTTAACAAATATGTTTAAACTAGGGGACGAGAATTTAAGGCTAGTTGCAATAAGATCAGAGTCATAAGGCTGTGAATCAACCAATAAATTTAATTCCTCCTCAGGACCGAAGTACTTAAAAACGTCGATTAGTTTGTTTATCTCTAGTATACCGATTTTTAATCTGTTAGGCGGAAAATTTCCCTCCAGGATATCTGTTATATCTACATTAACATACTTAATTACTGACTTGTCTGGAGTTCTTACCTTAGCAAATAAATTATCTCCTTCAATCTCTAGTGGAACACTCTTATCAACTAATTTTAGCTTCTTTAAAAAAGATATAAAATTCGATGGATTAGTTATTCTAAAATTCCAAGTTTGTTGTTTCTTACTCATTTTCTAAATTTAATTCTTTTTCTTCTTCTATTTCTTCTTGTATCTCTTCTTCTGGGTTAAAGATCCTAATACCATTATGAAACTCGTCTACAGATTCGCTGATCAATGAAGTTGATCTAGAGGATGATCTCGGTATAGCTGAATTTATTTTTTCCGCTATTTTAAGTCTCTCTCTTTGATCTTTGATTTGTTTCGTCTTATCTTTTATATCAGATTTCACTGAATTAATTTCTTCCTTAGTCTTAATTATTTCTTCTTTAGTTAATTTAATTAGTGATATAGACTCAAGTCTTCTCGATATTTCCCTTTTGAAATCTGAAAGAAATTTAGAAACCTCATCAGCTGTCCTTTTCTTTTCCTGCATAAATATAAGGAATTTAAGCTTGGCTTCTAAAAATTCCAACTCATCATTCATATAGACAAGATCCCTCTCGTATCTTTTTAGTATTGTTCTTTCTCTGTGTACTATAAAGTCCTCTAAATAATCCTCTATACAATCGTATTCCAAAACACATCCGTCTCTTACAAAAACAATATTCTCGGTAACTATTTGCTTAGTTTCTTTAGCTATTAAATCTGATATATCTTTGAATTCCTGATCGGTGCATCTAAATTTTATAGATATTTTAACCTCGTCAGTTGAAGAGTTTTCTATCTTATAATTTAATCCCCTTCTTTCCAATAGATTGTTCAGTCTTATGAAAAATGACTCGTATCTTTGTAATGGAGAAAGCGATTTTATCTTAAATGTCCTAGAAGTGCTATCCATTTCAATATCACCCTCTATAAGCCATGCTGATCTAATGGAATCCATCCTTGTTATCTTACCTTTAAATCCCCTGAAGTATGGCTTTATCTTTTTAGTTTTATTACCATTTAGATATGATGTAACGTCTTCTGGCTTTCTAGGAAGTATATTGGATTTATATCCAACAGCAATACCAACTATATGTGTAGACAATCCAACAGGATAGTCAACATGAATCCAATCAAAACCCCCCTCCTCATTAGGAACGTTAAGATCTTTATATTTTTCTATGATCTCCTTGTATTTACCGGATATCTTTACTTGTGTATATCTTGGGGCAGAAGGTACTGGATTAACAGGACTTCCAAAAAATCCATCACCTAATAATATTTGTTCAGCACAGGAAAATGGTCTTGCTAATTTTGATATCGCCTGAGCCATAGAAGAATCCCCGTGGTGATAAAGACCCGTACTAAAGACTTCACCAATTACACCAACTGTTTTTTTGAAATTACTAGGGGAATTCTGTAGGATTAATCTTTGTACCGGAGTTAAAGCATCATAAAAATTAGGTATTCCCCTACTCTGAATAACATAGAGAGCATATTTTCTATAATCCAGATTTATCTGATCCGATATTGTTATTGTATTTGACACTAAAATATTTTTATACCTATTTTACAGCGTCAAAAGAATAAAGTTTCTACACTAGTCTTCTGTTACTCTTCCTAGTTTTTTAAGGGACCCCGCTTTTTTTGTTGGTTCTTGTGATCCTGTTGAGCTAGATTGTGGTGCTGCTTGTGAAGAAGCTAAAACCTCTGAGTATCTTATACCCATCATAGCATATTTTAAAACTTCTTCAGGTATATCATCCAACTGTATTAGTGCATAAATAAACCTATTGGAGTTCATTGTTTCTTTTTCTGCTTTAGCTATAAACTCTTTCCATTGTTCATAATCTGCAAATACCTGGCATCCTGCTGACCATGGCCCTACACATATACCAACACCTTTTGTTGAAGACCTGTGAATGTGCATACCACAATTTTCGTTGTATTTTTCTGCTGGTTTGTAAGTCTCAAATTTAGTAACACCTATTGGATATCTTCCAACATCTATCTTACTATACTCAACCATCATTTTATATTTTTCCTTACCCCCCAAGCTACTTTCTTGTAGGATATAAACGGTATCACCTGGTAGTTTTATACCTACCCCCTTAGGATTCATTGGCTTCTTTCCATAGTATGCTAAACTAGGAACTGTTGTTATCTGATAAGCTGGTATTAGATCACCAAGACTGGCTGGGGGTGTTGGTCCAGTTGGCCCAGTTGGAGCAGCTACATCTGCCGATTTTTTACTACTTTTAGGATCCTCAGCATCTATATCATATTTTGGAGCTTTAGGATCATCTGAAACGAGACCCAGTTTCTTTCCTACCCATTTTACTCCAGATGCTGCCACATCATAAGCACCGCTAAGGAAAGACCCTATTCCAAGAAAATCTTCATATAATCTTGAGAATTCCTCACCGTCCATGTGCCCCTCATATAGAAGTTCTCTGCTTTCTATCAAGAATTCTTTTTCCCTTTGTAGTTTCTCGAATTCTTCGAATCCCCATAGACTAGATTCTTTTAGATAGTCTATCTCCTGTATTCTATCATTTATTTCAGATATTAATAGGGACTCGTTCTTTTTTTTGTTTTTAATTTTGGACATTAAGTCCTCTTTTTTATTATCCTTAGGTTTGGCTTCTGTTTTAGCACCAGTTGATCCAGTAGCACCAGTTGATCCAGTAGCACCAGTTGATCCTGTAGCACCAGTTCCATCACTAGCATTTCCAGGAACGAAATATAGTGCATCACAGAACCTATCCTGATTTGCAGATTCTTTTTTAAGCTCTAATCTGGATCTTACCCCTAATATTATAGCTCTTTTATTAGCTAATTCATCGATTGATTTTGTGTAATCTCCAGCTTTTTTTTCATTTAGATATTCTAATAGTATCTTTATAGTTAATACCGAAAGATCCACTTTACCTAAATCAAAAGGTTCATTTATTCCACATCCCTTATATGGTAAAGATTCCTTTACTTCTTTTGTTTGTTCTATAACCGAATCAATCCCTCCGGTAAGACCTACATCGAGTCCAGTCCCACCAAATAGATTTTTTACTATATTACCAGCTATTCTGCTTTTAGCTTCTCTTTCTGTTTCAGGTCTTTCTATATTAGCTGCTGTAGTGGCTGTAGATGCTGTATCCGTTCCAGTAGCTCCAGAAACAGTTTCTTGTTCAACTAAAAATCTATTGAACGATAGTATTCTTCTTTCCATACTCTATATATCAAAATCTATCTTCTAGATTTATTTATTAGTATGGACATCCATATTGAAATAAATGAAATTATACCAGATCCTATAAAAGATGAGATGATGAAATCTAAATTGATTTTAAAATCCATTATATAGAAGTGTGCTCCCCCTAAGTCAATATTATCAAACATAAAGTATAAAATCATAGATACCCAGAATGATGTACACTGATAACAGTTTAACATCTCACCAATAAATGGAATATTTATGAGTAGCCAATTTCTAATGCTCTCTAATATTTTAGATGATACTAATATGTGGGTAAGACCCCAAATTGAAAGTATATAAAAAAAGAAATCCAGCATATAACTATTATTTAAACATATCATATTCTTTTAACTCCTCTAGGAATTTCTTCTCATCTCTAGTTAAATCCGTAGGGATTTTTACATTTATTTCAACTAGAAAATCCCCAATTCCCCCATATCCAAGATTAGGTATTCCCTTATGAGAAAACTTTAAAACAGTTCCTGGGATAGTTCCAGGAGAAACTACTGTCTTTACAATTTCCCCGTCAGGCATTAATACTTCTATATTGGTTCCTAAGGTTGCATCGATAAAAGTTACCTCTCTTGATGATATTAGATCTATACCTCTTCTAATAAAATTATCATCAGGAATTTCTTTTATTTTAACATAAAGATCTCCTGCTAAACCATTTCCTTTTCCTTCATTTCCTTTACTGGCAACCACAAACTGCATACCATCAGATGCACCAGCTGGGATATTTATATCTATTATATCTTCCCTAGATATTAAACCCTTTCCTAAACAATCTAAACAATATTCTAGTATTGCTTTACCGGATCCATTACATGAATGACAAACTGCAACAGAATTAACATGTACAAAACCATTTACAGAATTTCGTGTAATGTACCCAGATCCATTACACATACCACAGCTTTGATAAGATAAACCTCCTTCAGCTCCTGTTGCTTTACAAGATCCGCACTTAGTATCTCTCTTGAGCTTTATTTTTTTCTCCACTCCTTTTAATACATCATGTAACGTTATTTTAAGCGTTATATTTAGATGTGACCCCTTAGGATCTTGTGGAGTAGCCGGGTTATAGTGACTAGCAAAAGGATCTTTAAAATTCCAGTTATCATTAGATCCTCTACCAAAATTACCGAAGTCCTGACCAAAAAATGAACTTCTGAAGTTTCTTTTCCTGTCGTATTCATTCCTTTTTACAGGATCACCTATATTTTCGTAAGCCTCCGTTATTTTCTTAAACTTCTCTTCAGCTCCAGGTTCTTTGTTTTTGTCCGGGTGAAATTTCTTGGCAAGTTGCCTATAAGCCTTCTTTATAGAGTCCTGATCAGAGTTTTCAGGAACACCTAATATTTCATAATAGTTTATCAATTATCAGTCCTTTTAGATCCAGTAAATAAATTAATCAACAAATTTGGAAACTCATAAAGGAAAAGAATGAAATAAACAGACATTCCTAAAATCAGATAGAGTGGAAATGAAAGACATCTTAGAAATATTTTCATAATTAATCAGGGTACATCTTATTTAATTTCTCCATTAAAAGAGAAACCTTCTCGGGATCTAAAAGATCTTCTTCCGAGTATTTCATGTCCGCTAATTCTTTTTTTAAATCTATCTCTGGATAGTTGTCCTTTATACCTTCCACTACACTCACTAGATAAATTGCTGCATCTAATGACCATTTAGAATTAGTTAAATCTATTTCTTCCATTCCCCTAAGTATTTCAGCAAGGCAAGATCTTTCATCTTCACCTCTAATTCTATATCAAAAACTCTCTGATAAGTTTCTATTTTACTCCAGATCCAATCTGAATGTGCAACTTCCTTAGCATTGGAGTCTTCAAATATTTTTCTAGAATCTGAGAAGTGTGTTAGAGCAACAACTCCATTTGGCCATGTTGATATACAAAGGTCTAAAGCTTCTATCTCAGATAACTGATCTGGGTTACATTTATGGTGTAAGAAATCGTATGTTATCGGTACCATGATCTCTTTATATATCATAGAGTATAAATCTGATGGAGTAAATTGGCTCTTTTTATCATCATTTTCAACCACTAACCTTTTCTGTACATTCTCTGGAAGGCCATTAAATACTTTACAAAATCTTTTTGCAGCTTCTTCTTTGGTTGGTCTAGTTGTGTTTATGTGTATGTTTATAGGATATTTATGGGATGCTTCTAGGTCCATTAGATCCATAATCTGTGCATGCTGTCTTAACTCTTTTATAGACTTCTCAACAACATTTGGATTTTCTGATGCTATAACACAATAAGGCGAGGGGTGAAAGCTTAATCTCTGATCCAATTCTTTTGAAATATCTCCAGCTTTTTTTAAATTGTCCCTTATTTGTTCAAAGTCTGGAAGATCCTCTAACTCATACTCAGACATCCACGGAAACATATCAGAACTCATCCTGTACATCCTTATGTTTTTCTCCCCATTAAATTTTATGATTCTTATGAGGTCTTCAGTATTTTTTACACAAAGCTCAGAAACGTAAGAAATCCCTCTTTCTAAGAAAGTTCTTTTGATCATCCCCCTATTTGTTGTTACTTTTTCTTTCTCCAAAGAAAGGCACAGACAACAGTATCCTAATCTAGTATCGTATATCATACCATAAAGGTAGATTAAAAATTCTTAAGGGATTGGATGATTTTGAATCTTTCTCTAGCAGTTAAGTCGTCTATAGACTCTTTTCCTGTTTCTCTTCTAAGAAGTTTTTTAAATTTAGTAGGATTTGCAGAAGCTCCTGATTGATCTGCAAACTCTCTAACATCTCTTCTAGAAGGTATTAGATCGACGATCCATGCTTTAACAGGAATATTATATTGAAGTGCTAAATTAGCTAATCTGTTTCCAGAAAATAGATAATAACTAGCTTCTTCGGATGTTCTAGTTTCACCGAAGTTAATAAATTTTATAATTATAGGAGCAGGGAGATCCAGAGATCCTCTCTTCTTTAATTCATCTGTGGTCTTTACTAGTACATCTCCATAAGCCCTTCCATAAGCACCATTAACTATATTATCGTATTCATAAACCATAAAGTTCTGTATGCTGTTTATGTCGAAGCTTCCTTCTGAAACAACGGGGACATTCTCAAAATGTCCTTTCTTAAAAGGCTCGGATATGTACTTGTAGAATTTAGTAGATCTAGGGGATGTTCTTCCTATATCTCTATTACCTATTGTTATATTATGTTGATAAAATTCTAATTTAGCCTTGTCATCATAATGAGATATCTCCTCAGCTAAATCTGGCTTAACCCAATTAATTGATAGCTTACCTCTACTAGGAGATGGTGTAACCGGAGATTCTGGATTTTTCTCCATCTCCTGCTCAAAAACAAAGTCCTTTAATCTTAAAATCATCAGAGTATATATCTATTTATTATTAGATAACCATTTTTTTCTTAAATCTGAAGAATCACCAAAAGCCATTTCTAATTTCTCCTTACTGTCATCACTCTCCTCTATTGATATTAGTGATTTATTACCCATAACCCACTCCCAATCATCTAGGGATAAAGATCCGAGTCCTTTCAAATATCTAATATTACCAGTCGGCTTAGATTTTTTAAAATCATCCATGTCCCAATAGTATTTTCTTTTCTTAGAATCCCCGGAAGAAACTAAGGGAATCTTTAAGAAGCTTAATCTCTTCATCCTTATTATCATAGGGAACCATTTATAGAAAAGATTTATCAAAAGGGATGTTATGTGTGATCCGTCTGGGTCCGGATCCGTTGCTATTACTATTTTTTTATATCCAACAATATCTAAATTTCTTGTTGTGGGATCTAATCCAAGTATTTGCATTAGCTCTAGGATTTCTTTATTTTCTGATAAATCTCCTATATTTTTACAATTCTTTATTTTTCCTTTTAGAGCATATACTCCATCCTCTTTTGGATTCCTTTTCTGTAGTATAGATCCCATAGCAGAAAGTCCCTCAACTATAAAAAGATTTTCCGCTACTGATTTCTGAGCAGGAAAATATTTGTGTGAATGTTTAAGATTCACTTTTCTTTTCTCTGCTCTTAATTTTTTTACGTATCCATCATTTTTCCTTTCTTCTACCTTCTTAACTATTCTTTCAAATAATTCAGTTTTAAAGAAGTTCTGTAGCTTAGATCCAAACTTATTAATTAAATGATTTTCAATTTCCTCTCTAGTCGTTACAAACCTAGTTTTGTTCTGATCCCCAAACTTTACATATTTTGGTGGGAGATTTAAAACTATAAGGGAGTCATAAAAATGGTGCCCCAATGTGTCATCAAGTTTTTGATTAATAAAATCATTAACTATCTTCTGATGTATACCAGTACACATAGCAGAATTAACAAAACTAATTGAACCAGATCCCTCGTATTTTTCCCATATAGTTATTTGTCCTATATCAGTGTTTATTTTAAAAGAATTATCTGGTACAAATCCCACATTTAAATCAACTAAATCTCCATCCCAAATAAGTTCTATGTTCAGATTACTCAGGATTGGATCTCTTTTTATAAGATCGTACTTTAGTATTAAAGTGGATGTAAGAACCTCTTTGTCCCATTTATCCCCGCCGAAAACATCCGATAGGGGTTTAAATGTTACTGTTGTACCAGTTTTAAGTCCTGTCTTATTCTTATTTATTTTAGGATCGCTTCCCTCGTAATTTTTCCATTCTTGAAAATAATGAGCCTTATCATTTACAGTTTCTATCGAGAAATATCTAGATAAAACATTAACAAGACTAACACCCATACCATTAGTTCCTACCAACGATTCCTCTACGTCATCATTCTCAAAGTTAGAACCTGCTCTTAATTGGGATACTGCAGTTTCTATGTTTGTTTTACCACTAACTTTGTTAATATCTGTTCCTTTGTAAAATCCATTTCCTGTATCTTTAACTGAAACGGTATTATCTTTAGAATTAACAATAATATTTATAGTTTTCATCTTTCCTTTCATGCGTTTAGCTTCGTCTAACGCATTAGAAAAGACTTCGTCGAATAATTTATACATTCCTACCGAAATCTTCTTAGATTCAATAAAAATCTTGTTATCCTTTACTATTGGAACCTTCTCGTCGGTTGGTTTTACACTTCCTACATATACAGTTGGCCTTAGGAGTATGTGCTCCCTTTCCGATAAAACCTTTATCTCTTTATTGGATGACATTATTGATTAGAAATTAAATGTATTTATAAAATACTCTAGCTTTTTAACTAGATAAGGAGGGAAAAGTTTCTTACATGAGACGATATATCAGTCCCTCGTTTATATTATTTTTCTTGCAAGTACCCCCCATTAATTCTATAACCGCATCGGATGATCCATGTTCGAACTTTTCACACTCATCCATATGGCACGGATTGCAATTGTGATATATTTTTTCTATTTTACCACCTTTTACAAATATTATATCCAGTGGAATCAAGCATCCCTTCATATGGAAGGATCTTTCCCCATCTGCATTAAAATTAAAAAGCATCCCCTCGTTTTCTAGGAGATGCTCTCTTTCTGAAAGTCCTTTTGGAAAGTCTTTACATTCTTCTAATATAAAAGTATGATCTCCTATTTTTGCTATGTAGAAATCATCATGTTCTATATTATCCATATTACTTAATATGAGCTTCGTCTACCATGTCTGGTGTTATTTCAACTATAATGTCTCTTTTTCTAAGAGAATATGGAGTTGCTATTATAACACCTCTTGATTCGTCAACATCTTTAACTATAAATTCAGAATCTACGAATACATTTGATTCTGGCTCATCTGCAGTTCTGCTTCTGTCGCCCATATAAACGTCAGTTTCTGGATCATACATATCTTCTCTTTCTCCAGAAGGATCATATCCCATTTCTGAGTAAATATCCTTTAAATAACTAGGCATATTCTTACCTTGAGTTGGTATTTCAGCAACTATAGTTATTTGTGATAAAGTACCATTAGCTACTTGAGAAAGATAGCTTTTCAACTCACCAATAAACTTATTTCTTTTTATAGTTTTTTCTGGTTGAAAACTAGATCCTCTATAGATAGGAACTCCTACGTTGTATACTGATTCATTAATGAATTCTTGAAATCTTAAGATTAACATTTTATATAGCTTTTACACTATATATCCTAAGATTCCTGTAATTCCGTATTTTCTTTAACTTCTTCTTGTACTTCCTCTGGTGTTCTTTCTATAGCCTTTTGATAGAATCCTACGTTTTTCATTATTCTATCCTGTTCGTTCTTTGGTATTTTCTGGAATACAGGGGAACTAATAAGAATATTTGTTACCTTCATAGCCTCTTCCGCGTTTCCGTTATAATAAGCTAGAACAGAATATTCATCAGGCATCCTCCATTTCCAAATATCATCCTCTACAAAGAGTATATCTGTACAAGGACCAGTTTTCATACCTATCGCAGAAAATGCAAATGCAAGAGCATATCTTTTTCTACTTCCTAAAAACTTAATTAGATGGTACAATGATTCCAATCTGTTAGGTCTATATTCCCAAGCTTTTAAATAAGCATCTATGATTTCCTCATCAGGTCTTTCTAGATTTTGTTTTTGTCTAGCAATCCAATATTTTGAGATGTAAACCTCTTCCGGCCATCCACCAAGATCTATTCTTCTCTGGTATGATTCGATAGATCTCTCGTGCATACCAGCATCTCTATAGCTTTGAGCCATATAAAAAACATATCTTCTCTCAAGATCTATAGGAAGTTCTTCTTTTGGTGTTGTTAAAAGAGCTTTCTCGAATATTAAGGCATCATTGTGATATTTGTCCTTACCTTTGATATCTCTATTGTGGCCAGAAACCGAAGCGTGCATCTCAGCACCATTTATAAAATCCTCCTCTAATTCAATTCCCTCTGGCCCAGATAGGTATTCATGTAAAACCCCAACATATTTCCAATCCTGATCTCCTCTTACAACCTGAGTTCTATAGTATGCCAGCGATCCTAATCTTATTCTTATCTTATAAAAATCCTTAGTCATATTGACAAATGGATTTTCTTCTGGATTTTCTACAAATAAAACATCATCAGCATCTATAACAAGTCTATAATCTGCCTTATCCTTAGAATAATTAAGACTTTCTGTCCTATTATGTCCGAAATCAACCCAAGGTCTTTCATGTAATTCCCCAGGTATCTCATACTCAGCCATTATTTCTTTTATAAGATCCTGTGTACCATCCGTTGATCCGGTATCTACTATTACCCAATAGCTAATATAATCTTTCACTGAATCTATACATCTTCGTATAACTTCAGATTCGTTTTTAACTATCATAGTAAGACAGATAGTTGGCTGCGGATTTAAATTTACTGATTCATCTTTTTTAATGTCATCAATTGGGGTTTCTTCCTTTTTTTTGGCCATTTTATTTGTTTTTGATTAATATTTATACTAGGAAACGCTATTAAGTTTCTTGAATATTAGAGATGTAATCTCTTCTAAATTTCTGTTGCAAGATATTTCTAAGAAATTAGATCCGTTTCTCATCGATTCGATCATAGGTAGAGTTTGTTCATTATATTCTTCCATCCTTCTATCAAAAGCTTTCTCACTTTTATCGTCAGATCTTCCAGACGTTTTTCCTCTCTCGACTATCCTTTTCTTTAATAGAGATTCTGGTCCGTTAAGAAAAAATACATAAACTAGATTTAGTTTGTTGACCCTACATATTTCATTGAATATATCTTTCTGTGATAGATTTCTAGGATATCCATCAAATATAAAACCCTTGGGATCATGATCCTTTGAGTATTCCTTAAGATAATCTATTAGCTCTTTACCAACTAAATCATCAGGAAGTAACTTCCCCGTTTTCATTAGTTTTTTTATTTCTTTGTTATTAGATTGTCTAAGTATATCCCCAGTAGAGATGTGTTTCCATCTCATTCCTTTTGATATTATTTTGGATTGTGTTCCTTTACCGCACCCAGGAGGTCCTGTTATAATTATACATGGTATTTCTTCAAGGTTTTCTTTTCCGTCTATGTCTCCATATTCTTTAACGAATTCCTTAAAATTTTCAATCTTCTTTGGGTTATTCTTTTTTTCCATAAAATATATTAAGATCCGCAAGCTTCGCAATCCTCTGGATTATCTATGCTACATACTAAGTCGCTATAGTTATCCGATTCAGATTTAACTGGCTCGCTTCTTGACATATCTATCCCCAATCCTTTAATTGCAGTAGTAGCAGCTTTTGTTCTGATGTAGTAACTTCCCGTTTTTAAACCTTTACCCCATCCATAGAAATGAGCGGATGATAATTTAGCAAAGTTAGCATCCTGTACAAATAGATTCATACTCTGACTCTGACATATAAAAGGGGATCTAGCTGCAGCATGATCAATTATAACCTTCTGACTCATCTCCCAAGCAGTCTTATAGATTATTTTGAGATCGTCCGGAATTTCATTTATTTCCTGGATAGAACCATTATTTATAATTATCTTATCCCTTAGGGATTCGTCCCATAATCCAAGTTTTACTAGATCCTTAACTAAATGTTTATTAACCACTGGGAATTCTCCAGATAATGTTTTTCTAATGTAAATATTAGATGTGAAAGGTTCAAAACATTCATTGTTTCCTAGTATCTGACTGGTTGATGCAGTAGGCATAGGAGCGAGTAATAAAGAATTTCTAGCTCCGTGTGTTTTTACCCTTTCTCTTAAAGATTCCCAATCCCATCTTGTTCCTGGGGTTTCATTCCATAGATCAAATTGGAATATTCCCTTGGAAAGGGGAGATCCTTTAAATGACTCATAAGCTCCCTCTTTTTCTGCAAGATCAACTGAAGCACACATAGCTCCATAATATATTGTTTCAAATATCTCTCTATCTAATTGAGTAGCTTCCTCAGAATCAAAAGGTATTTTAAGTATAGCAAAAGTATCAGCAAGACCCTGTACTCCAATACCAATTGGTCTATGCTTCATGTTGGAAGTCTTAGTTTCTTTAGTAGGATAATAGTTAACATCAATTACACGATTAAGATTAAATGTTGCAGTGTAAGCTATATCCTTAAGAGCATTAAAATCATACTTAGGTTTTTTACCCGGTATAATAAATTTAGGAAGTGCAATTGAAGCTAAATTACATACAGCAGTTTCTTTAGAATCTGAATATTCTATAATCTCCGTACAAAGATTAGATGATTTAATTGTTCCTAAATTTTTCTGATTAGATTTAGTATTTGCTGAATCTTTATAAAGAATGTAAGGAGTTCCTGTTTCGATTTGGGCTTCTATAATTTTATACCAAAGATCTTGAGCTTTAACAGTTTTTCTACCTTTTCCTTCACTTTCATATTTAGTATAAAGTTCATTAAATTTATCGCCATAGCAATCATCTAATCCAGGGGCTTCATCAGGTGAGAAAAGAGTCCAATCTCCATTTTCTCTAACTCTCTCCATAAATAAATCAGGTGTCCAAAGTGCTAAGAAAAGATCCCTAGCTCTCATCTCTTCCTTACCGTGATTCTTTCTTAGGTTTAGAAAATCTTCAACATCACAATGCCATGGTTCTAAATATATTGCAAAAGACCCTTTTCTTCTACCCCCACCCTGATCAACATATCTAGCAGTCTCATTGAATACCTTAAGCATTGGAATAATTCCATTAGATGTTCCATTAGTACCTTTTATATAAGCACCAGTTCCTCTAATATTGTGAATATGTAAACCTATACCTCCTGCATTTTTTGATATCTGAGCAACATCTGATAGTGTTTTATAAATACCTTGGATAGAATCGTCATTCATAGATACTAAAAAACAAGAAGAAAGTTGGGGTCTTCTAGTTCCAGAATTGAATAAAGTGGGGGTTGCATGGGTAAAGAATCCTTGGCTCATTAGATCATATGTCTTATAAGCTGAATTGAGATCGTTTTTATGAATTCCTATAGCAACTCTCATTAGCATGTGTTGTGGTCTCTCAGAAGGTTGTCCATCTATTTTTAATAGATATGATTTTTCTAGAGTTTTAAAACCAAAATAATCATAATCAAGATCCCTATCTGTAATGATTTGTGAATCTATATCTTTAGAATTATTCATTATTATCTCATAGACATCATCCGCAATCATCGGAGCTTTCATTCCAGTTCTAGGATCTACGTAGTTATAGAGCTGTTCTATCACTTGAGAAAAACTCTTCGGTGTTCTTTTATGCAGAGAAGTAACACAAATTCTAGAAGCTAAAATAGAGTAATCTGGATGTGTTGGAGTAAGAGCAGCAGCTGTTTCAGCAGCTAATGTATCCAACTCAACTGATGATATACCATCATATAATCCGTGGATAACTTTCTTTGCAATTTCCATGGGTTCAATATAATCCATATTTAATCCGTAGCACTGCTTCTTAACCCTATTAAGGATCTTGTCGAGCTTTACCCTTTCACGTGATCCATCCCTTTTTATTACTTCCATTTTTTATTTTTATTTTGTCTTTATACTAGTTGTAGAAACAATTAATATTTCATCCGAGGACTAAAAAATTATTCCTTTCCCAGGATTTGCAATTAATACTTTATAAAATTAAACATTAGACGACTCTATGAACCAATCGGATCCATCTGAAATAAAAACATATGAATCGTACTGAGAGGATATACTTAATCCTGTAGAGCTCCTATCTACCCCATCTATACTAACACCAGCTGTATTAGTTTTTACCTCAACACTAGTCACTGTAGAGTTTATCATTTTAACTCCAACCCTATATAAATTTGTAGGTGCTGGTAGTGTTGTTATATGAGTGGATGAATCTATTAAAACATAGTCTCCATTAGAAGCAGAATAACTTGACCCAGTCTGAGAAGTTATATTAGACCAATACCCACTCCCTGTAGCTCCAGTAGCTCCGGTAGCCCCGGTAGATCCTGTAGGTCCAGGTTCTCCTGGTAATTGTAAAACAACTACAACATCCTGATAGCTAGTAAAGGTAAAACCACCGTCTAAATATGTTACAGGTATCTCAACATAAGAATTCGTAATAACAGTTATAGAAGATGAAACATTCCATCTTTGATAATTCTGAGAATCTGTAAGATCCTGTATTGTTATTATTGTTCCAGGAGTTAACAAGTCCAATATAAAATCTATATCAACTCCACTAGAATTTATGTGATTTATATTTATTTGAGTAGAACTAGTTTGTGTTGCGTTATCCCATAACAAAAATGTTGGACCAGGATTTCCAGTATAATCTGCTGTATTAGCTTTATAGAAAAAATAGCTAGAAGATGCTCCCTGAGGTCCGGTAGATCCTGTGGGGCCAGTGTTTCCAGTTGCTCCAGTAGGGCCAGAATTTCCAGTTGCTCCAGTTGCTCCAGTATTTCCGGTAGGTCCAGTAGGTCCAGTAGATCCTGTTCCTCCTGTAGGTCCTGTTCCTCCTGTAGGTCCGGTAGGACCTTGAGCTCCGTATCCGGTAGCTCCAGTTTCCCCAGTCGGTCCTGTTATTCCTGTAAAAGACCCGTCATCGGGAAGATTCCAATAACTATCTATAAAATCATGGAAATCCTGTTGATTAGGTACGCTTCCTTGGGAGAATATTACTTTAAATTCAGATCTAGTTTTTTGAGCCACTTCGAGAATTATATTTCTTTATATATTCAAATAAAGGTATATTATCAAATTAGAAATCTGCATCCATAGTGAATGTTTTTCCAGAATCTTTGTTATCCTTTGTGCTGTCCATTACACCGGATTTTTGATATGATCCCACTCTTCCCTCGAAGAAATTTCCTTTGTTCTCTAGAGCTATATTAACCATAAAATCAAAAGGACATCTTGTGTTATAGATCTTAGCACATCCTAAAGAAACCAATAATCTATCTGCAACAAATTCGATATATTCGCACATAAGATCCGAGTTCATTCCAATAAGTCTAACAGGAAGGGAAGATGTAACAAATTCTTTTTCGATCTCCACAGCTTCAGAAATTATACTTATCACTGTTTCCTCTGGAAGTTTGTTTTCGATGTGGTTAGTGTAAAGTAAACAAGCGAAATCACAATGTAATCCCTCGTCTCTAGATATAAGTTCATTAGCAAAACATAGGCCCGGCATCAATCCTCTTTTCTTTAACCAGAATATAGAACAGAAAGATCCCGAGAAGAATATTCCCTCTACTGCAGCAAAAGCAATTAATGTTTCTACGAATGATCCATTCTCTATCCATTTCATAGCCCAATCTGCTTTTCTTTTAACAGAAGGAACTGTATCAATAGCATTAAATAAATGATCCTTTTCTTCCTCATCATTTATGTAAGTGTCTATCAGTAATGAATATGTTTCTCCGTGGATGTTTTCAATTGCTAATTGAAATCCATAAAAACACCTAGCCTCAGGATATTGAACCTGATTAAAGAAGTTAGCTGCAAGATTCTCATTTACTATCCCATCTGAGTTATTAAAGAAAGCAATTACGTGCTTTATAAAATATCTCTCATTATCATTTAATTTTTCTCTCCAATGAGTTATATCTTGCGAAAGATCTATCTCTTCTGCAGTCCAAAAAGAAGCTTCAGCAGTTTTGTACATTGTCCACATATCGTGGTTTTGAACAGGGAACAGAGAAAATCTTTTCGGGTTAGGTGTTAATAATTTTTCCATGAATTTACTTTTATTTTTATATTATATATTTAATATCCCCTCTCTTGGCGATTATGATTTTCGGAATTTTTTGCCATATAAAGATTAATAATATCTTTACTTGTCATACCTATAGAAATAGCAAAGTTCATATAGAAATGAAGTCCATCGATCCACTCATAGAAAAGCTCCAATTTATCTTCTTGTGTAAGATCCGATATTTTCATATCATTAGCTTTTTTGTTGTCTCCTTTCCAATATTTCCATCCAGCAGAACCTATTCCGTCGTTAATTCCACCAAGTGCATCAAACATTTCATTTAATTCATCTCCAAGTGCATGCTTATTTACCATCCAAAAATCTGCTATCTGCTTAATAGACCAATCCTTAAAATCGAATCCATATCTTTCCTGAAGTTCTTTCTGTTTGTTGTAAATTAATCCCAAAGTGTCGTTAGATCCAGTATGAAAGTCCTCTACTGGAAGATCTGAACATTTATTATCCATATTTGCCATAATTATGATTTTGATTTTATTGTTTTTTTAATTTTTTCTATTTCTTTCTCACACTCAAAATATTTCTTCTTTGTTGCTTTTCTCTGCGAATATAGATCCTGTAATATTTCTCTAAGAATCGGTTCTCTTCCCTCCTTACTGTAAAAAACCGCACCAGAGGAAGTTTTTATTGCACCTTCTGGTATTTCTTTAAGATTCTTACCTATAAAAACTTCCGGGGATATTCCCCATTGCATCATAGTATTTGGATATAGGGATGCGAAGTCAAAACAAGCAATCCATTCGTATAAGCCCCTCTCAGGTTTCTTTACATAAGCACCCTCAAACTTAACATGTGATTCCTCCTTCCTTTCGTTTATGATTATCTGTTTTCTTTCCATAAACTTACGGAGCATAAGTACTTCTGTTGTCCAAACAGGAGAAAGTGCTCTGTTTATTTCAACTCTACTAACTTCCGCAATCTTAAAGAAAGTAGAGATGGTGTCGAGTCTTTTATCTATATAGTGGACCAGAGCACAGTCAACTGCGTTGTAGAATATGAATGTTTCAAAATCAGATTCGTAAAGATCTTTTAAAGTACCATTGTATGCAATTTTCTTGATCCCTATCGCTTGATTAGACACATAGTCTAATGAATTAGATTCCCTTATTTTAATTACTCTATCCCATTTTTTATAGATGTCCAAGTAGTCAACCATAAGTATGTGCATAGGTATCTGATTCTTTCCTATTAGTATTCCGCTAGGTGAACATATCCTAGGATCTATACCCAATCTCTTAGCTCTGTTAATCAGATAAGGCCAGTCATATCCGAACCAGTTCCATCCTGTTATAAGAGGCATTTTATGAATTAGCTTAGACATAAAGGTATAGAGCATATCAAACTCGGTTTCAAACTTCCTATAATTGAAAGTCCAACCCATTGGATGTTCCTTAAAATGATCCTTTATTCTCTTCTCTATCTTCAATATCCTCTCTGGTGACATATCTTCTAGACCGATAACAAGTATTTTACCCTGGGAGGAAGCCATACCTATAGAAAGAACTCTGTTTCTAGCCCCTTCGGTGTCTAAAGAATCCGCTCTGTTATCAGTGATCTCAACCTCAATATCTACAAAGTATTTTTTAGGTATTTGATAATCCCACAAAGGTTTGGTTACTTCAGGATCTATAGCTTCAAGTATTTCTACTACCCTATATTTGTCGAATTTATTTGACGATACTTTTTTTATGGGAAATCCATCCCAAGATCTCCACTCTTTATCCTTATTCTTATCCGACTCCGATGTTTTCTGCCATACGAATTGTAAAGCTTTAGGAACTTGGATTTTTAATAAGTTAACCTCTCCTTCCTCAGTATAATGTGAAACCGTTAATCCATTCCCTGTATTTTCAATATCGATGATCATAACTATTTTATCCCCTTAACATGAAGAAGGTTTCATTTGTGAATATATAATAGGTGAAAAAAATTCTATCTTTCGGTTTATTTGAAGCTGTATACCTTGGGGATATAAATCCTTTCAAGAAAGATAAGAATTATGTAGGAGGTCTTAAATTTTCAAATAAAGAAAATGCTTTAGCTTCAGTTAAGAGGGTTCAATCATTATTAGACAATAAGGAGATAGAATTAAAAGATGCTATAATAGCTTCTTATATAATGTCGAAGAGAGCAGAATCACATAAATCTAAAAATCCAGGAATAAAAGAGGGGGGAAAAATCTGGGAGGAATATCTTAACCACCTAAAAGCGAAAGAGAATTCTTAATTTTTAGATTTGTAATAAGTTATAAACTTTTCTATTATCTTTTTAAAGTCATACTCTTCCTCGTCACCTATAGATTTAATATTGGAGTTTTTAGTCCAGCTATCCATATACTTAATAAACATCTTAAATGAAGGAGATAGCTGATCTTTATCCTCGGACTTTAAAACTTCCTTTATTGATTTTGAAAATCCCATTAGGAATTTATCCACCACCATTTTTTCTGATTTTTCTAAATCACAATAATCGAAGAATGTAGTTATAATCTCCCAAACATTATCTCCGGTTATATCAGGAAATCCTTTCTTTATCCTATCGCTACCTGAAGGGGTAGTTATCTTGCATTCACAAACAGATTTTTTGTCTGTTGATTCGCTCTTGTCTGAATAAAAATCTATTCTAGCCTCTTCTTCTCCTTTATAATAAATCACAGAGAAAGTACCTTTCTGATTAAATACAAGATATCCATAATCCTTCTTTTTTTCAAAGGACGCCTCGTTGTTTATTATCATCCAGTTAGTGGTAACCATCTGGAGTTTTTCTAGTAGCTGTCTATAGGATAATAAATAATTCATGTAGTATATATTACCGAAAAGATTCTAAATACATTCTTAGTTTCTTATCCCTCGGTAAAAAGTCTAGATCCTTAGTTACAAATATTCTCCAAGCCTCCCTTCCATAGTCTCCAACTCCTGGGAATTTAAATGGATCTCTTACACCAGAGCACCACGCTTCGGAAAATGCCTTTATCCTTCTAGATTTTATATTTTGAAATCCAGTAGTTTTTATAAACTCAGAAATGGACAAATCCTCCTCTTTTAATATAGATTTTGGATCTGGCCATTTTTTAAAAAAATTCTCAATAAGGGGTCTTACTTGTTTATTACTAGTTTGGTTAAGTAATATACAGCATACTAATACTCTCCAAGGATCATCTTTATAATCTTCCTGTATTATTCTAAATCTCTCCACAGAGCTAAATTAAGAAATCTCAACCTTAGTCTGCTTGTTTTTTTCATTTTTTGTCAATTCAATAAATAAAAGCCCATTCTCTACCTTAGCTTTAATTGGAGAATCAGAATTTAAATAATAGGAGGGCAAGGAGAATTTCTTACTTATCTCATATTCTTCCCCCATTATTTCTTTCTTTCCATAGATGTGCATTACATTCTCTTCTAATGTAATTTCTATATCATCCTTAGAAAAACCTGGTACATCAAAAAGGAGAACCCCATTCTTATAAACATATCCTCCTAGTGATTTCCTAATTGTGTTTAATAAAACTGGTAATTGTAAATCTTTTGTAAACATAGCTAATTATTTTTTTAACCATATACACAAAATAAATACCACTCGTTTAAAGTGGTATTTTCTATGACTTTTTGTCGGTAAAATTTATAAAATAATCAGAATAGGGTGACAAAATTTCACCTATTGATTCTTTTTAGTGTTGTTCATAAATGTTTTAAAATCCATTAATGAATTACTTATAGGACTAGGGTTCTCCTTAGATACCTTTTTCTTTTTCTTTCTAGCAGATGGTGTTCCCACATTTAAACTGGGAAATTGATCCCCAGATCCAGTTTTCCCTGGACCGGGAGGAACTATAGGTCCTATTCCAGGGGTTCCTGCTAGTGAAGCCATAGCTCCACCCCCTTCTTCTATTTGAGAAGCTATCTTGTCCTTAAAAACCCTATACATTCCACGATCACCCTCAATCACATATCCAATAACTTCACCCGTACTGTTTCTTATTGAATCATCAACTATCCCACTCCTTCCATCTATTAAAGAAACTCTTTTCCCAACTAATGGATCCTGGTCATATTTAGAAGCAATATGTGAATTATAGCTTCTAATATTATTTGATGTTGCTCCACATCCGCAGTCTTCGTTTACTTCGCTCATATTATTTTTTTCTTTTATTAGATATAAATTCCCTATAATCAGCCAGATTTTGCATCTTAGCAGATTTAGATTTTTTTGGTTTATTAGATTCTGGATTTAGATAAGGAACTATTGTTGGTATTTCTCCTTCCTCTACTTCCTCAGGAAGATTTTTATGCTTGGTATGAGCATAATCACTAAGAGCTTTCTTTTTCATATTCTTAGCTATCTCTACTATAGTTTCTCTGTATGCAGACTTTATATCTTTAGGATCTATTCCCTCTTTTCCTTTAGTGTCCATCCATTTACGAACACCGTGGGCTTGTCCCATTAATCTCTGTTGTGTTCTAGATACAGCTGGCATATTCTAAGTTTTTTGGAATTTAGGTTTTTTCTTTATATATTCATTCCATGTCCATATAAATCTTCTGTAGTTATTTTTAACTATATTAAATCCAGTATCGCCATCTGGTATCTTTACTGGTGAAACAGGAGGCTCATATGAGCTAGTTTCCGGAGATTTCTTTCTTCCCATTAATTTAATTTTATTTTATCTTTCAATAGTCTTATAGAATATTGTAATCTCAATAGATCCGTCTCCTTTGCTTATTACTCCCCCTGTGGTTAATCCTAAATATAAATCACACGAAGATACAATGGATGGGATATATGCTGGATAGAAAAATCTAGATAACGAAGTATTAACATCCTCTAAACCCGATGGATCAGCTAAAGCATGAGTGAAAGGTCCTGTCCCCCTATCATCATTAAAATAAATCTCAAAATATGGGGTTTCTCCAGTGGTTGTAATCTCATAAGGGGCTCTTTCTGGATTATATCTTATGTAAGACATACTAAAATTTATATCATAAAATCCATTAATAGCAACCAATAATTTTACAGGACGAGTAGACAATGATAATAAATCCCCTGGAGAAATCGTATAAGATGCTTTGGTATATCCAGATATATTCGCTTTATCATCTAAATATAATAGATTACCATCCATCTCTTGTACTGTTAATTTACTTCCCTTTCCCTCTCTGGTAACTAATGGCATATTTTAATATTTTTTATTATTCAAAATAATCCTCAACGTACCCGTCTTCAACAAATGAATTTACTGTGTTATCTACTGGACCCTCTGGACTTATAGATCCGCCACCTCCTATTGATCCTATACCTGGTACAGAAAGTGGAGGTAATAGAGTTTCAGAATCTAGCATTTTATTCATTCTAGAAACAACTTCAGATTCGGATAGTCCGCTCTTATCTAAATTCTGTCTATGTATAGTAGCATTTATAAAAAGAGACTCCCAGTCAAAATACATAAGGACTTTGTTTTACCTTATATATCCTAACTGAGAGTCTATTAAATATCTTTATAGGGAATTATCCCTTAAGATGTACAACAGATTCTATTTTAGATTGAGCTACTGAAGTAACTTCAAAATCTAAATGAGCTGTTGCATTGTCTCCTGCAAGATGTTTGTTAAGATTGGCTTCTGCTTCAGTAACGCTTTCAGCCTCTACCAGAATTTCTGATTTAGATGCTTTAGCTTTACCTGTACTCTTAGAAACCTCTCCTGTAAAAAAGCTTACTTTACAAATATAATAACTCATAAATTAGGCTTTAGTGTTCTTAGTTTCTTGTACATTAACTCTTAAATCCTGAGCTAGTTTTTTAAGTTCTTGACATGCTGTACGAACTCTAGTTCCAGCTGACTTGTTTCCTTTAGCATAAAAAGCATCCATGTCTTTTTCCATTCCTGCTACCAATTCTTTAATTTTTTCGTAAGTTTCCATTTTTTATAATTTTAAATATTTTACAGCAAATATAAAGGATTGTTTCATAAAAAACAAATAAAACCTCTCCGTATGGATATTTAATTTAAGATATAGGGTTAATCATTGACCTTAGCGGCTCTTAATATCCTTTTTCCTAGGGTAGTTAAGCAATAGAAATTAGCAGACTCCTCTTCTATTTTATATTTAATATATTTCTTCTGATTTTTAACCCATTGCATAGATGGCTTTTTTCCAGAGGCATCCTCTGGTATAGATTCTAGAAATTCGGATAGCTCCTTTTTAGTAACTCTTTCATTTTCTGATATGAAAGAAAGAACCTTTATTGTTAATTGAGAAGGCTTAGCCCAAGCTATTGCTATCCTTGATTCACTTATAAATTCATCATATGAAAGAATAGGTTTAATCATGATCTCTTCTAGTGTATACTAAAGTTCTTTTATCCGGTCCTTCTTGAATGCTCCATTTATTGTAGCTCCATTCATCCATGAGTACATCGCACTTGTCCATATAATCATCCCTTCCCATTTCAAGATTCAGTAGTATTTCATCATAAAATTTAGAAACCTTAGGATTTGATTGAAGATAGTCTTTTATACATTCGCCAACTATATTATAGAATCTCATAAACTCCGATTTAGTTAGCCTAAACTCGTCATTTTCCCTAGACTTATAATCAGTCTCATTTACTAAATAATCGTCCATTATGGACACTTTAATTGGCTCAACTGAGATAACACCATAACTGTTTTCTGCATCATCAATAGATGTTTCTCTAGAAAGTTTTCCGATAGAAACAATGAATCCTTTAGCCTGATCTTCCCCGTCAATTTTAAAAAAGTATTTAGATACTTTACCATCTTTCTCCTTTACGAAAAAGTCCCTTCCGTATCCGTCCTTCTCGTTTAAAAATTGTTCGAATAATTTTATGTGTTGCATATCTTAACTATCTCCTTTTCTTGGGAATACCGCAGAAGTATTTGGGATATATCCCTTATTTTTTTTCCTTTTAAATATCTCACCTCTAACTACATTTCCGTAGTATTTATCAATAAGATTCCATCCCTCCTCTAATTCCTGTATATCCACATCACTCATTCTAGAGAATTCATCCTTTACGGATTTTAATCTCTCCATAGCTTCTTCCAGTAATTTCTTACTGTTTGAAAAATCATAAGGATTAGAATTTTCCCTTATTTCGCTATACTTTTTCATAGGATATTATTATATATCCTCCTCTGGAGAATCTTTTAATTCCCTTACAAACTCATTAAATAGTACAGCTATAGACTTTGGAACTTTGTTTTTGAATTGTTGGAAATCAGTATTAGATATGTAAGATCTTATGTCCTTGTTGTCTGCCCATTGAGGGGTTTTATATATTTCTATATCTCCACCATCTAAATCATACTTATCTCTTATCCATTGTCTTTGTAAAACCATATTCTGAAAATCCTTCTCTCCTATACAAACAGAAGCTGGATTTGCGTGTTTAACAACAGCATTTATAGCATCCTCTAAAAGATCCGAGGAAATTATTTCATAACCGGCAAATAGATTATTATTCTCTGATGTTAAAGATCCTATTGATTTTTTAATGAGATCTAATGAAAATGGGTATTTGTTATTCGATTCCACATCTGGATGTACAACACAAAGAAAAACTGGGAGATTGTTTTCTTTTTTTAATCTAGAGCACATCTTTAAGTGTCCATTATTAAAAGGCTGGAATTTACCTATTACCAGATTTACCTTACTGTTATTTTCGTTAAGTATCCTAATTTTTCTTTTCTCTTTATTGGTCGAAACAACTTTCTTAAAATCCTTAAATGAAAAGAATTCTGATGTTTCTTTATCCTTATCCTTATTAGCTTCTTCTTTTTCTTCTTCTAATATTTGTTGATCTGACTCCAATATTAAAGATTCATTCGTATCTAATTCATCACCAGAATAATTTGATACTATATGCTCTATTTCATCATCCTTACTGTATTCCTCGATTAAAGGATTAAATCTTGCACCAACTTTTTTAAACCAAACAAATGACGGAACTCCTATAGATTCCTGAACAACATCTTTTCTTTTTGCATTTACATAATCGGCTATTTCCTCTACCAACATATTAAATTGTTGAATTAAGCCTTCAGTGAAAAATCCATGTGGGGTTCTTTTTAACTTTCTAAAGGAATTTAATATCATTTGAAGAATGTCAATATATGATTCATCCTCCTCTAAAAGATCAACTACCTCTTGGTCTTCTATTAATTCTTTATTTATATTAAATCCATCGCTTTTAAGATACTCTGGCTTATTAAAATCCGCTCCAATATATTTACTTCCCTCCTCCTCTATAAACCTCTTAAACACGCTAAAAACAAAGTTGATGTACCTTTCTTCAGGATCTCCTTCTCCAATATAAAAATCTTCTACACCAGTTTCTAATATAAAATTCATTACGTCTATTAGACATAATGAATATACGTCACTAGGGAAATATGATGTTTTTGTTACCTTCCTATCCCGATTTATTTCATAAAATATAGGGTCTACCATTTTAGCAAGAACTGTGTCTTCCTTTCCATCTTCATCCTCGAATCTGAAAACTAGAGAATCTATACTTCCCTCTAAATTTTCTCCAAGGGATGTTGTTTCTAATTTCTTATTTAGTATGGATATTAGGTATTTGCTAAAACTCTCAGTTTTAAATCTATTCTTTAGATCCATGAGGGGGGTAGATAAGAAATCCATGATCTCTATCTTCTGATCCCTGTTTAGCTTTCCTTGGAATATTATAGGGGCTTTTTCTACTCCTAGTTTTTCCGCCCACTCGTCAAGTTCTTCCTTGTCTTGGATATTTTTTATTATATCACCGAACTCATCTCTAACCATCACATGAGTAAGGATCAAATGATTTTTAGGTATCCTGTCATATTCTATGTTTACTGGTTTATTTGTAGGAAAATAAACCATACCAAATCTCCACCCCTTAGGGATTTCATTTTTTACTTCCTCTGGTAAAGACTCTACATAAACTATTGGCTTTTCGTAATATCTCATTAATATCCTATCAACTTTAGTTATAGGATTATCCTGATCTTTTTTGTAAAATGAAATGTTATCTCCAGTAAAATCTTTCTCGAAGGAAAAAGATGATCCATCAAGATTTTCAGTTACAGTCAAAAATTTATTAAAAAGGCTTTCTATAAATCCCTTTCCTTTCTTTGAATAAATATCCGATAAATGTCTTATTCCTGCCATTAGTTTAAACAATTAATAATTTTGGTACCGCAAATATTAAAAACCATAAATATACCCACTCTTATATTACTTTTGGGTAAAAAATCGGACCCTATTATATATTCTTCTAAAAATTTAAGGATGTTCATAACAAGTAGCTTCGACCTGTAGCTTATTCTTGAGCTATTATATAATTCATTTAAAATTTCTATATAATCCTCCAGAGAATTCTTCTTACTGGGTTTTATTAAAACATTAAATACGTCCTTTTCTATCTTATAAATAATTTCGTCTCCTATCTTTATAATCCAATTACCCCTTCTATCTTTTTTTAAAATTCCCCCATCTCCCATATAGGTTTTGAAAGAAAGATCCTCACCCTCTGATGATATTGATAATATCTTACATCCTGTATAGTGCTGAAGAACTGGGTACAGTGCTTGATTTTGGGTTGGATTAAGCATATTTTATACCTGGTGTTATTCCTCTTCAGAATCATCCTGAGGAACATTAGCTACGTACTCATCATCATGATCGTCATCTTCTTCTTCATCATCCTCGTCTTCGTCTTCATCCTCTTCTTCTTCGTTCTCTTCACCATAGGTATATTCAGCACTAGGATCTTCATATTCCTCATCATCTTCTTCCTCCTCTTCTTCGTACTCCTCCTCTTCTTCTTCTATTTCATTCCAAACAGGTTGCATTTTACAAGTTAGAAATTTAGAATATACATCACCACTTTTTCTATCTTCTATGGTAACCATTCTAGGACCATTTATCTCATCCAGCTCTATACTTGCTGCAAACATTTTAGATTCTTCTAAATTTGCAAAAGGTCCAAATGTGTATGCTCCTAAATCTGGTGTGGTCTTTATTTTAAGAGGAGCTGTATCCATATATTTACTATATCTAACCATCTCTCCGCCCTTCTCGTAGTAGAAATCATCACACATAGTTACAAAATGATAATTAGGATCTCCGCCATCACCTACCATTTTTCTAGCCATTTCTAAAGACTTAGATTCATTCATTTTTTTCTTAGCAAAATCAAATTTGCCTTTACTAGATTTAGTCTTTATACCATGCTTCTTTTTATGCTCTTCCCACTCTTTCGCAAGACCATCCATGTATCTTTCTTGCTCATCTCTGTCTCCTTTAAACTTTTTATCAAAAGGTCCAGAAACACCATGCTTTTTATGATACTTTTTAGAGAAGTCCAAATAGAGGTTTCTCTCTGAAACCATCTGGCTTTCATTTAATTCTTGTTTCTTTTTTTCTACTGCTAAGGAGAATTTTTTCATTTTTATAAATTATTTGGTTGGAATATAGGCTGATTAGGATTTTCCTGATGCTGATAATAAAGATTAGCTCTATTCCTAGCAATGTCATCTAAAACAGGAACCTCTCCCATTCTAACGTCGCCTCTACTATATAAATCACCTATATGATCTGCAAGTTGGTCCTCCGTTTTTATATTAGGTAATTCATTTTTAGCAAAATCTTCATTGGTATGTCTAATAAATTCGACATCAACAGCTTCATCTGAAGAAGCCTTCTTACTAAATTCATATTTAGTGGGAGCAAATACTCTTTTAAGTACATTAGGTATAACAGAAACTGCCCCAAACAATATTTCAAATCCTGTATCAGGTCCACCATAAGGTCTGGCTGCTCTATTTTGTCTTACTTGGGATTTTCCTATTTCTGCTGCCCTGTTTATTCTATCTTCCATTCTCTGGAAGAAGTTATGGGTCTTTGTAAGTACTGAAGGCTTATCTCCTAGATCGTAATGATTTTTAGCTCTACTATCGTATGTAGAGCCAGTATTACCTAAGTGCCTTCTGAAAAAAAGGTCATCAGCAGACTCATTAATAAAACAGAAATCCTTAAAATTTTTAATTCTTGTCATCAAGATAAATTATTTCTACTCTATATATCACATTTTCTAAATTTTGATATTGTATATCTTATATTCGAAGTGTTCTTTCTTGTAAATTTCTATTCTTTCCTTGGAATGCTTCATTAAATAATTGTCCTTACCACCAAAAGAGAAGTCATCTACAAAATCTATAATATTAACCTTCTCTTTACCATCAAATAATCTCATACCCCTTCCTAGACTTTGTTTTATAAGTACCTCAGATTTATATGACTCCGTGAGAAATATATTATGTATATTTTTTACAGATATACCGGTAGACATAGTACCAAAGGAAGCAACCATTATCTTATTTGTTCCCTCCTCCATTCTTTTTGTAAAAATATCTCTCTTGTCTGGATCTGTATCCCCGTCTATATAATAAACCTCTCTATCATTCGATCTTTCCCTAATACCTTCGTATATTCTTTTACCGTATCCTTCGCCAACCGATTGAAATAATATTAAAGAATTTTTAGATGTTTTTAATACGAAATCTATTATATAATTTAATCTCTTATCAGAAGCAACAACCAACTTTCTTTCAAGGTTAAATATCTCATTACCCTCCATTTCAGTCTTGTTTTCTTTCAGTGTAGCAAGTTTTTCTTTTACTTCCTGATCCATCCAATCCATCTTTACTATCTTGATAGAAACTGGTGTTGCATATTTGTTATCAAAAAGAAATTTAGGTGAGATCTCCATTATAAGAGGTCCAAGAAATTGCTGTATAGTTAGGTACTCAGCAGTGTTTTTATTTGCTAGAGTACCAGATAATCCAAATCTCCATTTAGAATCTTTACACAGAGCAACTACTTTTTTAATCGAAGCACTTTGAGCTTGGTGACATTCATCTACAAATACTGCCTCTACATCATCAAAAAATTCCGCATCCATCTTAACAAGTGATTGATATGTACCTATCATCAATCCACCAGATATTTTTTTCTTATTGGCTCCGTGTATTTGTTGTATTTCACAATCTTCAAGTTTTTCCAATCCATATTCTTCAAAATCCTCAGATCCTTGTATAACTAGATTAGTGTTAGGAACAATCATAAGGAATTTCTTAACTTTCATTACCTCCTTAAGATAAGCCATAACAATAAAAGCAATAAGCGTCTTACCTGAACTAGTTGCAACCTCAGAAACAGATAGTTTAAATTTTATTATTTTCCATGCAGTCTCTATCTGATAATCCCTTGGCATCTTATTAGGATCTCCACCTACACCATCTTTGAAAAATTCATTACACCAATCAGTAAAATCCTCTAATGTGAAACCCTGATCTATTAGCCTTTCTAATCCATCAATCTTTACATCTATTTTATATTTCTCGCATATCTGATATACTTCAGACCAAAGACCAATAGGAACTCTCCACACGGGTAATTTCTTATCGACAAAACATATTGATCCATCCCAATGTTTTTTCTTAACAAGAGGGTGAAAGAAATGATTATGTATTTTTTTAGTTAAGGATATCTCTATCTGTTTCCTTTCAAATTCTTCCGAATAATCTATTAAACTCAACCAATTATTATCCTCACTTACCCTAAATATTAACATTATTAATAATTATTTTTCACCGCACCGGATCTTAAGTATTCTTCCAATGCTATACGACTCTTCACGCCATAGAGCATATGATCTACGGTTTTCATAGTCTCGTTAAAGAATGAAATTTGTCCATCGACTAGATCCATTCTTTCTTTAAGCTCTGATAAATCCCCATCAATCAATGGTGTTTTCTCATTAGCTCCGTATTTAACTTGGACAGATTCAGAATAATACCTAAGTCTGTCTGCTTTATCTTTCCTGTATTTAGAATTAAGCTTGACCATAACTTGTCCGAGCTTAGAATACATTTCCAATAATATTTGCCTACTAGAATAAAGCTCTACCTGAACCTCAGCTAACTCTTTTATATTCTTCATCCTAACAGAAAGAACTCTTATTCTCTCAGTCCATTCCTCTCTTTCCAATTGGAACTCCCTACCAAAATCTTTCTTTTCTACATTAGCTTGCTGCTCTGACATTTGCTTTTTTTATTTTTAGTTATTTCTTTTACCTCAGAACTTATTTTATTTTTCAATTTAGGAGTGGAAAAATTTTGAGATAAATCAAAATCAGGGATTTCAAGATCCCCTTTAAGATCTATAGGAAACTTTATGTCTAATTTGTTTTTCATATATCTATAATATCCCATTTATCAGAAGAAAAGAAATGATCCAATCTCTTTATTTTCTTTCCAGTAGATCTAACATAATCCACAACATCATTTAAATCCCATTTATCTCTCTCTGGAAGCTCACACTCCTTAATGAATCTACCCCATAAAAAAACTTGCTCACCCTTCTCTAAAAATTCCCTAGCTTTCTGTCTACCCACATCATCACCATCTAGCATCCATCTTTTGTTTAACACATCAAAAGGAAATGGATTATTTATAGAACAAAGAGCTATTGAGTTAGGGCAAAGCCAAGCATCCAAAGGACCTTCAAAAGTTGTTATCATTGAGTCCAGATCAACAGTAGAAAATCCAAATACACTGGATATAGGATCAACCTCCTCAGCTTTTAATATAATCTCCGGATTCGTTATCTTAAGAAGATTCTTGTATATCCCACTAAGCTTATAAGTGTAGTATTTACTCCCTCCGTTTTTCTTAACTATAGGTCTTATCTGTAATCCTATTATTTTAGTTTCATCTCCGGAAAGATTTAGGAGGTATAGATTTCTTCTGCTAGGATCCCATAGAAATTTGGAATCTGGATTGTGATTTCTTTCTAATAGCCACTTTTCTCCGTACGTTCCTTTAACCTCGGTTAGATTTAAGCATTCCTTTAACTCCTCTCTGTCTATAAGTATGTCCTTATAATTTTCGGTAAAAAAGTAATCAAGGGAATTCCTTATCTTTTTTCTAATGGTAGAGCTCCTTGATATTTCAGCAATCTCTGATATCTCATCGGTACTAAGCATTGATTGTATTTCAAAATCCCTAGTAAATTGATTTAGATTTTTGAATACCCCACACCCTCCATTATAACATTTATATGTTAAAGTATCACTGTATAGATTTCCTCTTTTCTTTCTTGCATCTTTGGAATCACCACAATAGGGACAACAGAAGTTTAATCTGTTGCCCCCTTGGTAAATCTTCAATCTTTGAGGATCATTTCCAAAGAACTTAAGTAGAGCGGAACCTACGATTCCTTTCAATCTATCTACAGAAAGCCCACTTATAGTCTTTGTGTCCATAACAATCTATCGATTTTTATAGATCGTTATATAGATCGTCTAATGATGGTGCGGATTTTTTAGTAGCTGGTTTTGAAGATTTTGCTGGAGCTGCTTCTTCATCTGCCTCAACGGAAGTAGATTTTGAAGTGTTTGCCTGCTCATAAAAATCATCAACAGAAACTGATGATCCTGAAGATTTAGAATCAGAGCTAGATCCTATAATTTCAGAAACCATTCTTCCGTCAGGAATAGTGTTTCTTATGATTCTCATTATCTTTTCGCTCTCCTCATCACTCCAGTCATTATAATCATACTTATCTAAATCTAGAGGTCCAGTCTTAAGATATTTAGTTACGACATCTCTTCCTGATTCGGTTTTCTCTACAGCTTCACCCTCAATCATTATTGGCATTTTATCACCAACGAATTGACAAAGGTCGTAGTTGTTCCATTCCCCTACTTTTCTAACTTGAATACCGAAATTTTTACCTTCGAAAAGATCATAAGGATTTGACGGATTTCCAAATTCAGGTTTAATTTGCTGTTCGATCATGTCATTAACCTTTCTACCGAATTTAAAAATCATTATCTTTCCTTCAAGATCTGGTCGGTTAGCATCTTTAACTACCTGAATTAAAGAATAGAAATCCTCCTTTCTAGAGAAAGCTTTAGATATTTCTTGATCCTTCGCAGAAGCAGAATTTTTAAGCTTCCAGTAAAGATCCTTAAGTATTGATTTTTTCCCTACTGTTGAAGGGCAGATTGCTTTGTGATTAGTTCCATCTACAGGGTCTTTCAACCAAACGTAGTATTGATGGATTTTTGATTTTTTAGGATTTGTAATATTTGGTAAAAATCTAACCAAAGATTTGTAAACCCCATCCTTACCTAATTCAGGGTAAGGTTTGTAAATAAATTCATCCTCGTCTCTCTTAACTTCTTGTTTAACAAAAGCTTCATTGTCCAGATTAAAAATGTCAAAATTGTCTTCCATAGTTCTTAAATTATTTAAATTATACTTATTTAATAGTTATATCTTTTTACCAGCTAAAAGTTTCTCTAAATTTTCCTCAACGAATAAAGAAATCCATGTTGCATCAACTAAATCTGAGCATGGATTCTCTACTTTATTTGGCCCTTTAATCCATGTGTCCTTATATTCTCTCAAAACATTCAAAAATGGTTTTAATCTATTGTCATCTATCCTATCCTCTATCAATTTTTGATACAACTCATCTTTTTTTGAATTACCCTTTAATGCAAATTTTTTAATAGTTGTAGGTGACAAAACAAAGAAATTATTAGGATCTATTTTTTTAATTATAGAGGATCTAACTAGTGCTGTTGTCATAGAGATATCAATCAACGAATTACCAGATGATCCAAATGATAATCCTTCCATACCTACTATAGTATTTTCATCCAGATATGGTGTTAACAAATCAATGACTAGTTCAGAAAAATAAACAGCATTAATTATTTTATCTCTCTCAATAATATGATACTCACCCTTGAACTCCTTCTTCCCTATAATATTTATATCTACTCTAGGGTTATCATTTAGAATTTTAAAAGGTGATCCATCCTTAACGAGCATCTTATCTATAATGTTTTTAGTCCGGTGAAGACTAATCCACTTACAAGAATCATAATCTAATATACAAAACCCAGGGCTATTTAAAGAGAAGTCTATTCCAATTATTCTCTTATCCGATTTCAAGTTTAACATCAACGTAGTTACATTTGAATCCAATACTAAATGTTGTAAACTGCGGTGTAGTACTCGCATAATTTAGCTGAATTTCTGATAATGATGTATATATCGGCTGTTGTAAAAGAACGCTAGCCATAACTATACCATCATTATCTAACAGTAACAATCGGAAGTCCTGAAGATATTGTTCCGGGTTTTGAAAATCTAGAAATTTTACGATATTCTCATACAGAACCCAGTAGTTTATAAAACCTTCACCCAACTTAAATGTAACAGTAAAATCCCTTTGTATTAAGTTCTGTAGTGTAGTTGCACTCTTATAGCTTTGCCTAAAACCTCCTGGCCTAATTTGCTCAGTGGTGTCTATTGTTCTTAGAGTAGGAAAGTTTACCTGCTGTATAGTTGAATTTATAAAATCATTAACAGTATCATAAGGAATAGGCATCCTCGTGATATATTTCTCATATTTCTGTACTACCTCATCTAGAATAAATCCCTTCGGAAAATTAAATATAAATCCGTTCTGTCTAACGTTTAATATCATTATTCAAATTATTTTTTAACAGATCCAGGATCGTCAGTAACAGGGAATCCGAGAGCATTACAATACTGAATATATTTAGGATCAAATACTGAATTAGCAAATTTAGGATGAACCTGTAAAGCTGCAGTTAAAAACTGGCTAGCTTTTAATCCCTTAAATAAAACAGATCCAGGTGCTCCTGGAGTAAAATAATAATTTACTACTTTCTGTACGTTTAATCCTTGAGCCTCCCTTCCTGATATAGAATCTGCTAGAGCATCAATATTTATATTATTAACCTGAGTGCTACTCTGAAGCGGAACGCTCTTATTAGATCCAGCGGTATTTACAAATCCCCCCGTTGTATTTAATATCGATGTTGGTTTAACACTTAATATAGAACTACTTCCAAGAGAATAAGGTCTTACTTTTTTGATGAGTTTAGTAACAGGAACCCTAGAAGCTATCTGTGATCCAGTAGTGGTAGAAGATCCAGTAGTTCCTGTAGATCCCGTACTAGCTACATCAGTTGTAGTTACTACTGGTGCTCCAGTAACTCCAGTTGAGGAAGATGTAGTATTTACAACTTCTGTTCTTGCTATAAATTCAGCCTGGGTTTCCCATGACCCCGAATAAAGCTTAGTTTCTATGCCATCAGGGGTTCTAGAAACTATATAAAAATCTCTAGATACAAATCCCAATACCTTCTTAGAATTAGTTTCTACTACTTTAAAAGCTATCTGTCCGGAAGATGGATTAGAAATTGTTGTTTTATTCTTTATGTTTTCAACTCTTACACTCTGACCGGTACTGTCTAAGAAAACTATATAGTAACTAAGGGATGTTCCTAAGTCTAATATCTCTGGGGAATTTCCCTCTTTATAGTTATAAACTGTAAACTTATAGAAGTTATCAAATGGATCAACTAATATCTTAGCTTTCCCTTGTCCATATATCTGAGTAGATCCGGGTATAGATGTTTCAGATATTATGTTACCATTCTTGTCTATAGTAAGAGTCTCCTTGGTTACTGATATGTTATTATCCTTGTAAAAAACTGGGATTCTTTTCTCTGTTGGTAAAGAAGGAGTTACGGAAGGACCCCCTGATATAACATTAGGAGCTTGTACCACTTTGTTATAAACCTTCTGAGAATAAGCACCAGTGGTTAAAGATATAGTATTGTTTTCCTTCCCGTATTTATTTACATTAAACGAGCTAAACGTAGATCTCCTTATTATCTGATTCTGGTTTCCTTTATTAACAAGTCTCATAGTATAATTTACTACAAAGGAAGTAGTTAAAGGGTTTATTAGAATAGGTCTAAATATAGATGGCGAATTAAAATCACTAGTTTGTGTACTACTAAAATTGTAAGTAGTTATATAAGTTAATCCTATTTGTTCCTTAACTTCTATTTCATTTATTACATAATAGACATTACCAACCTTTCCTTCAGCATCTAAGAAATCCTCTAAGAAATTACCATCCCAAGCTGGATAAAATTCAAGATAGTTATAAAATTGATTTTCTTGTATAACCGCTGAAAGAGATGAGTAATTATCCTTAGGAAATATAGATAATTGACTTCTTACTTGTGCTATATAATTCTCATATCCATTCTTAAGGCTTGTGGAGTTTATCTCATACAAGCTAAATTTTATCGGGGCATCTTTTAAAAATCCATTCCCGTCTGAAGAGATCTTAGCAGCTAGAGTGTTAGCTTGTGCTGGTGTATTAGCCAAGATATCAAACTCGTAAACCATATTGGCGTAAGCAGGTATCTTAACCTCTACATAGTGATCGTAAAGTGCACCACCTAGATATATCGGGTTGGGATTTAATACAGTTGAATTAGTATCAGCTTTAGTTATTATTCTCTGGAATATAGTTGCATCCTTTCCAGTTCTTTCTCTAAACTGCCCCTGAAGTATTATACCATCTATATTTTCAAAATTATACCCAGCTACTATATGGAATTTTATGCTGTCGTAATAAACACCTATATTAGAAGGAAAAACTACTGGAAGATTATTTACAGAAGTTAGTTTAGGATCAGTATCCAAGTAAGGTACTAGATAATCCTGATCTAATGTAACAAATCTGTTTTTATCAACCTGAACAACACTTAGATCCCTAACATTCCCAGTTGTAGATTCCGAAGCTGGATTATTTAAAATCTGTACAGAATTATTAAAATACCCATTTACTATTTTTTCAAAACCAACAGCAGGAGATCCAGTATTAACATAATAAATCTCTGGAGTAGGAGCAGTAGTATAATTGTATTCTAGTAGTAGATAACTACCTAACTTTACGAATCTTTGTGTCGAAGTATAAGCCATGGTTTATATATTCCTTAAAATTTAATGAGGGAATATTGAAGACCAAATCCAATATTGAATACCGGTCCTGCTATAGGGTTTCCGTTTAATCCATATCCAGCTCCAATTCCAACTCCAACATAAGGACCAAATGAGAATTTCTTATTAGGAAACATTTTCTTTAGTACCTCAGATTTGCTAGGATCTATTACCGCTCCATCTATTTTTGTAATCTTCATTCCTGGATAGTTAGGGGTTACGAATATTTCTAGGGATTTATCTTTCTCCCTTAATCCAGTAACAAATGAAAATCCTAATTCATCCTCGTTTATTCTAGTTTTTCCTGGTACAACTTTATTGTTTATTGTGTCTACAGTAAAGAAGCTATTACCAGAAAACTTTCTATAATTATCTGGTGAAAATATGCTATCGTATTTCCAATCTAAACTAAACTTATTATTACCGTATGCAGTTAAATAATTATTTACATAATGAGTATCAACTTCAGTCTCTGTTACAACTCTTTCTATAACTATTACCTGTCCCTTTTGCTTATCTAATTCTTCCTTCAGATCTTTATTAAGCTTCTCTAATGTTTTCTTGTCGGCCAATAGGGTTTTCTTAACGTAAGTAGCTTCACCAGCTTTGTTCTTTTGGAGTCGTACAGTGTCTTTTAACGCATCTAAATTTTCATTCTGTATGTACAATTGGGATTTAAGATCTGCGTTGCTGTCACACTGTTTAAACAATAAAATACACAATATAGCAATGGCTACAAGAAGTAAAATATCCTTTCTTTTTTTAAGTTCAGTAATTGAAAATTTTTCTTTCATCATCTCTTGTCTTATTTAGAAGTTCTATAGTTTCTATAGTTCTTCTTTTTAGATCCTCTAGCTTTTCGTCGCTTTCGAGTAGATCCTTTTTATTTTTTAAATGCTCTTCTATTTCCGACTCCAATCTATTAAGATCATAGTGTATATCAGAATATTTTTGTATGAACCAGTTTCTATCCACTTAAATTAATTATTATAAACAATATGCTATAAAACTCGCATCAACTGAACCAGAATTCCAAGGGGCAGCACTTGGTTGTAGACAAATAAGTCCTATGGAGGTAGTGCTCCTGCTATTACACAGTACTGTCCAGGCATAATGGGAAGAAGCTGTACTGTCTATGCTACAGACTACTAAAATATTACTGTTAGGCATAGGGGTAGGAAAATTAACAACTGCAAATACTGTTGTAGAATTATAACTACCTGTTACTGTTAATGGATTACCAGCATAATCTGTTCCGTGTAAAACACTAACAGACCCTGTTGTTGTTCCAGTTTTTGTCATTCTTATTTTCCCTGTATACATAACAGAAAAAGGTGTTCCTACGCCGAATGTAGTATTTCCGACAATTCTAACATCACCAGTTACTCCCACATCACCAGTTACCCCCACATTTCCTTTTGCTTTAATAGCAAAGTCACTACCAGCTCCTGATACCCCAATAGCAGCACTTGAATCAATAGCTTGCCCTATTGATATATTTTCTCCTGAATTACTAACGAAGAATCCAGTTGTTCCAGCTGTTCCAGCTGTTCCTCCGTTTAAATAAGTAGTTGCACCTACTGCTATTGCAACTGAATTATTAGCATTAGGTGCTGTAGAGGCCGAAGAGGGTATATATGAAGTAACCTCTATACCATTAGGATAATTATTAACAGAAAATCCTGCAGCATCACTTCCCTTTCCTGCCGGGACAGTTGTTGAATATAGATTTCTAGAAACCTTAAGCATGGAGTGACCTCCAATAAGCGCATTAGTATTAGTTGCTCCGAGGTTAAATAGGGACCTGGACTCAGAAGTTCCTATAGTTTGTACTCCGGTAACATATAAACTGTGGTTAGCCCTATTATTTGCAGTAAAGGTAGCTCCAGTTAAAGCAGATAGCGTGGGTGACAAGTTTGAATTAATCCCAATTGAAACACCACCAGATGTACTTCCGGAAGCTCCATAAATAGATAGTAGAGAAGAGTTTAAAACCCCCATCGTAATGGTATTCGATCCTCCTGTTCCATTAGTGAATATATCAAGTCTCTTATTAGAATTTTTTGTCTCTATAAGAGTTCTAAAAGCAGCGCTTGAATAATTATAAGTTCCGCTATTTGTAAATGTTGTTATAGAAAAAACAGGACCAGAAGCTCCTGAGTTAGATATGTTGGATATTTTATGATTGTAGCTTATTAATGGATTATTAAATACAAAAGAGTATCCAGTACCAGCAAAAAATTCCTGAGTTATGCTAGGACCAGTTCCAGATCCATCGAAAACACCATCTCCTATTATTGTTCTAGGTGAATAATTAATCCCTTTCGTTTTTACCTGTATACCCGGTCCATAGTTAGGTGATGTTACAAATAACTGAGGAAATCTTCCCTGAGCTTCTGCTGGTCCTGTTGTTTGTATACCTCCTGAATTATCTCCAGTCGGATTTGTATGTCCGAACAGGGAGTGTCCAGAAACAAATAATACACCCTGATTATAGTTAGGAGTTCCTGATTGTCCAACAAATAAAGAAGAAGTATGCGGGGATGTTCCTGTTCCAATGCTTACGTTTCCATTAACAGCCAATCTTCTAGCACCGGTAGGACTAGTTTGTTCAAATTGTCCAGTACCAAGGCCAAGACCCATACCAGTAGAATTAGCAAACAATGGGGCTAAGGCCTGGTTTGATGGGGTAGTTGAATTATTAGATAATTCAAGGAATCCTCCATTAGAACTAGCATCAATGAAAGTTCCTTTGTTTATTGACGAAGTCTTAAGTATTATGTTATCTGAAGTAGATTGTGCACTTACTTCGCTGTTGCTGTTTATATTTACTCCTGATTCTGCAGTAGATCCAGCAGAAGATATCGTAATAGATCCCTTCGGGTTTATAAAACTAATATCATAAAATCCAGGTCCTATAGAAGTAGGGCCAGAAGGATTTGATGTCAGATTCCAAGAAAAATACGGGTTAAATACACTACCAGTGGATCCAGATCCGCCAGAACTAGTATCATATTCAGATCTACTGAATGATATCAGCTTTGTTCTAGAATCCCTTGTTGCTATTTTAAGTTTAGAATCCTCGTAATTAATATTCTGTATAGCAGTTCCCCCCGGTGTATAATCATTTATAGATGAATCAGAAAGGACTAATGTTTTATCTGATGCTGTTGCACCTGCAAAAAGAATCGCTTCACCAGTCGTACTTCCTATAAGATCTATCGGTGTTATCTTTTGAAATAAACTCCCAGCATCCAATCCATATCCGCTATTAATCCAACCAGTAGATCCGAATACATAAATGTCCTGATTAGAAGAATTGGGATCAAGCCAATAGTCACCTATGGTAGGGAAGCTCCAAGGATTAGACCCAGAGATACCACCAGAAGCAGGAGGGGTATTTTGTACAAACCATTTAGTACCCGAAGGTCCTTGTGCTCCTTGAACTCCCTGGGGTCCTTGAGGTCCTATCGGTCCAGTTGGACCTATTATACCTTGTGCTCCTTGAGGTCCTCCTCCTGCACTAAGGATCTGATCAAAATTATAATTGATTTTATCAACTATATTGGATTGACTGTCTCCCTGTAAAATGTTTAATATATTAATCTGTGGCATCTCTTATTGTAGTTGTATTATATATCAAAAATTCATCCCTTCATTAAATTTTTCCTATTTCGATAGAAAAGCAAACTGAATAATTGAATGATGGATCTTTAGGAACTCTAAACTCAAATCTTAGCTCATTAACTTTAGTATATCTAATCTCAGGGGATCTAAAATATCCATTTATTAGTTTTTGATAATCTGCCAGGTCTCCAATAACTGGGATAAGAGTTTCGTTTTGTGATACGGGAATCTTTTTTAAATACCCCCCATTGTTTTTTGATTGGAATATTGCTAATATATTCTGCCTCATATATTCTTTAAAATCGTCATCAACATCGGTAAGGCTACCGAAACCAAATTCCGGGATTATAAATTGGTCAAATGATTTTTTTCCTCCATTTTCTAAAAAATATCGATTCAACATTCTATCCATTAATAAAACCCCCCTTAGTTCAGTAGAGGTCTCCTCCCATAGTATTTCGTAATTAGGATAGTTATCATAATTTACATTTAATACATTTACAACAGATTGTGGATAAACCAACTGCTTTTGAGAATTTATAGTATCTGGTGTCTGCATAAACTTGCTACCAAAGAAAGATCTTTCCTCCTTCATGCTTCTAGTTCCTGGCAAACTAGCATATCCAGTAGGTCCTGAATATTCTCTATAAAATCCTGGATCCCATGAGCTTTCAAATATAGAAAGATCTCTCTTATCTACCGGAGATTCTCCTATAAGATTATAAGCTGGATTGTAAGGAGAATTCTGACCTATTCTGAATATCCACTGTGGTGAATATTTGTAATAATTAAGATTTTTAGAAACCCCAAATCCATCTCTATCCGGGCCAAATGAGCAGTACGAATATTCTATAGGGTCTATATTTTTAATATTGCCACCCATATATTTTCCTCCCTCACTTACATAATAAACATTGTCCGGAAAATCATAAGGAACATCAAATCGAACAGATGATCCAATGCTACCAGGAGTTCCAATTAATGTGTATCCCTGTGATAACGAATCAGTAGATATGCTATTTCCAATATTTGATAGAGAGAAATATATCTGATATCCGGTGTTACTAGAATCGCTAAGATCAAAGTAATATGTTACCCCCTTAATCAAATTTATTTCATCTTGAGATACCCCATCTATTTCTATACAATAATTAGATCCTATATCATAGGTATTAGAACTAATACTCTTTTCAACTATTTTTACATAAAAAGTATATGAGTTAGGAGTAACCCAATAAGGGATATCATATTTTACATCCTGGAACTTTAATATCTCCCTAAAGCTTGGTACATACTCTCCACTATACCTATAAAGTTCGCTGCTTCCTTCTATATCCTCGGTTGTATAACCAATATTAAATACACTAAGTTCTTGTGGCTTATCAGTTATCTCCACAGGAACTATAACTGCCTCTTGCTCAAAGAAAGATGGTCTTATAAATTCTAAAACAAACTGATCATTAAGTATATTAGTTGTTTTGTTTACAGAATCCCATTCGTAAGTAATATAGTCTATATAAGGATATCCGGTATTAATCCAAAGAGATAAATTAGCAAATGATAATTTTTCTAATATATTTCCCCAATATCCTACTCCTCCTTCCCTCTGGTATATAGGAATATTAGAAACTGTACTAAAGTTTGCTATTGTAGGTATATTTATAGGTCCAGGTATACCAAGATCAGAGAAGTCAAAAGTATAATCTGGCCCAGTATTAGTAAAGTTTATTACATCCTGTCCAACTCCGGTAGGGAAAGGCAAATTATAGTTATATGGGGGTGGTCCAAAAATCCCATAAAAGGATCCTGGACTATTCGAATTAGGACCTCCTGGAGATGGCTGTACACTAGGAAGATAAGTAAATCCTATCTCGTCCCTTAGATCAGTTTCATAATCCGGATTTGGTATTATATAAATTTCCCCCTCTGTCCCATTAGTACCTCCATTAACAGCAGAGAATAATCCCTGGGATGTTGGAGTTAGCGTTATATTTAAAGCGGAAGAAAGTTTAACATCTCCTATCTTAGGAAGTTCAACTGATCCACCAGGAAGCCAAGATGTTGGTGTTGTTGAAAAATACTGGCTATCAAGTTTATCCTTTAACGAGTAGAGCAAGAAGTAATCTAGATCTAGGTATTGGTTTTCTGGACTAATATCTTCGAAATTTAATACCCTAGCATCTTCTATTAAAACCTCAACAACAAATGTTATATTCTTAAAAGTACGATTCTCTAAAACCTTTATTTTTATAGGGGTTTGTATTTCGTCTATTATATTTCTTACAGGAACTATTACACAAGAGAATTTATAATCGTCATAAAATCTATCGTCCTCAATATACTTAATAGATTCACCCTGAGCATAATCAGTAAAAGTTCTTTTTATTCTAACTTTAGCACCTCTAAATAATGTTTCAGAGAATCCACTAGAACTATTAAAATCAAAAACCGAATATCTTTCAGATAAATCTATATTGTTTATAGTTTGACTTCCAGGATAGTAAACATTTAAATCCTCTCCCTCTACAGAAAAATAATCCAAGAAATAATCTCTTAATGCTGGATTTGCATCAGTTAATAAAGCCTCATCCAACTCAGAAGAAAGATAACTCTTATCTATGTGTAAATTTTCTTCTGGTAATGAATAAGGTGGTTTCTGTAATTGATACCACTCATGAGTAAAATACTGAGGATCCTGACTTCTTCTAAAAAAGCTAGGAGAAAAATTCAACGGATTAAATGCTAGATTAGCATTCAGTCTATATCCATTTCCTCTAACATCAGTACCTCCCCGATATACCCATTTAGATATGTAAGGATTAACCCTACTATTCGTAGCATAATCTGGATTGTAATTATCTTTGGTATAATCATATTCGGAATCAAGCTTTCCGAAATTTAACTGCTTAAACTTCGTATCTATACCAACTTGATTGTCTATAAATTCCAGAGATTGTATTCCGTAAAATCCCGGAAAAGAATCCAAATCTGGATAGAAGGAATAATCGAAATTACTAGGGGTTACTCCTGTAGTTATATTACCCCTAGATGATATGGTAGGAAACACATTGGATTCTGCATTAGATGATCCGGTAACTAATAAATATTGTTCCTCCCCCACTATACCTTCAAAGAAATCTGGACCTGTTATATTAAATCCATTATAGATAATAAATGATCCAGTGGAAGCAAAATAAGTCTTACCAGGGATTATCTTAGTTACCCCTTCTGGCTGAACATCTAGATATTTATAATATTCCTGAGTTGGTGTATATCCATACTGGCTGTACCAGAAATCCATATCTATTTCTCTCACACCATAGAAAGAAAATATCCCTAAAGGTATATTATAAGTATTAAATGCTGATATAGATCCGGCGGAACCAAATGCTATTGATTCAGTAAAATTAGCTATTTCTAATGTTACGTGTGTTTCGAAATCCCTTAATCCAATTACATCCCCATTTTCGTCCTTAGCATATTGATCGACAAACCTATATTTACCAACAACTACAGAAGAAGATCTATTAGAATATTCAGGGATATTACTAAAGGAATCAGTGGATGTATTTTTTATAGTTTCTATAAAGGTAGTACCTGGTATTATTTTATTACCGTCTTCGAGTTTAACCTTGATTCTTGTATTAGCATAATTAGATCCACCTACGAAAGATTGTCTCTGATTTATATCACATACATCCTTTTCGTTTATGAATACCATTCCTCTGTTTGCATCTGGCATTCTTTGGAACGATGTAAAATCTTGAAAGAAATCTAAATGATATTTTTGATTTTCTTTGATTCCAGTAGCATTTGTTCTTATAACTACCTCATCGCCAGATTGAAAAGCTTCGAAAGAATTATAATTAAAGCTGTTAAATATACCAGCAATAGCTTTTGCTATGTCCTCATTAGTTCCAAAAGGATGGTAATAATAAGCATTATCCTGTGCATAAAAACTTCCGGGTCCCCATTCATCTATCGAAAGGGAAAGATCTGAAGCCTTTATTATGTCATATTTGTATCCGGGGGATCCATAATAACCTAATGGATTATAAAATATAAAAGCATTTTCACTAGTATTATCTAATTCGCTATTTATTCTAATAACACTATATGCTCTCCCTTTCTCTCCTGTAGTTACCCCTGGATATTGTTTTTTGGTACCTACATCTTTACCAGTAAATATTGATAAATCTACCGATGTATCCTGTATTACTATTTCATTTTCGTATCCAGATGTTCCATAAGTAGAATATAACGGGGTAGGAGAAGTTAGGTCATAATTCTCATCACGCTTTAATGAATGAAATTTTCCATTCTTATCCTTGATCCAAAATAACTTATTATTCTCGTCGATATTTACATTATCAGAATTTGGTATTATACCAGTTATTTTTTCGGGATCTATGTAAAGTCTTACTCCGTTATCATTATACTGAAAATATGTTGTCTCTTGATAATAATATCCCTTGTTGTTTTTTTCTGGTATTGGAGTATTTCCTGATGATCCTGCACTTTTATATAATGAATCCCCGTCTAATTTAAATTTAGCTATCTCCGGGGCATTAACATAAAGTCCGAAGTATCTATTTATAGTATAATTTTCTGAATCATTATCGTTGAATAAAAATTCAAGGTTTAGAAGTTTGTAGCTTATAATACCGTTGTTTCTAAATCCGTCGGTTATGAAACCTTCAAATCCTATTTGCGTGTCTGGATTTTTATAATAATCTATTAAAAAGTCTCCTTTTTTATCAAAGATCCCAACCGAATAATTAACACCATTAAATGTTGTTAACTGATTATCCTCAAATCTTACATCTATTAAACTATCCGTGTATCCCGGATTGGTCTTTATTTTTCTTAAATACTTTCCAATTTTAGAATCTTCAGTGAGATCAAAACTTGCGACTACAGTAGATTTAGGAAGTATCTTATCGTAAAAATGATCCGCTGTGTTTTCTACCTTATCTAAATTATAAAGAGGATCTAAAAGTATAACTTCACCTTGTCCTTGTACAACAGTAAATGTAGATGTTGTTGCAGTGAATACATTTCCATCGCTATAAGTTTGAGTACCACTAGATATTTGGAAAGGTAAATAGTTAGGATCCTGAGTGTCTACAGATGTATCCTGTAGAACCTTGTAAGTGTTTCCAATATTCAGTGAAGTTACTGGAACTTTATATGAATAATCAATCGGATCATTAATTTTAAATATGACAAAATGATCCGGTATATCTTCTCCTAGCCAAAAAGGAGCAAGATATGAGAAATCCTCTGAATACCTATCAGAAATTAGAGGTGAAACACCTGCACTATAGAAAAAATTATAGGTCTGTGTTATATCTTTTATTTGATTCTGTACTGGCGTTCCCTCTCCAACTAGTCCAAAAACAAATTGGGACGGAGTTGATCCGTCTTTAAAAAATTTATAAAGATCCTTATCATAAGAAGTATCTGGAGATATTCTAAAAGCTTTATACGAGCTATTAGACATCTCAGGATTTGAATCTATGGAATTAAGCCATATATCACTATTGGAATCTACGGTTATTTTTACATTTCCCGATATCCTTGGATTTGCTCTTAGAACCCCAAATGATGAATTCTGTTTTATTATCTTCCTTGCCACTTATTAAATAGTTTTCTTACTTTGTGAATAAGCAGGTGAAACTAATGAAGTCTTAGTGTAGCTTCCTGTTACAAGAACATCGAAAGAGAAAAGATCTTCATTCTTTACCTGTATATCTATTCCTATTTTCTTAGTATAGGTAATATTCTTAAGGTTACCTGCAGATCTCCAACCTCCAACATACCCAAGTTTATCTTGAGCTCTAAACTGGAATACTAGCGGAACTGTTATCGCGTTCTCTTCCCCGAAATCTAAGGTCTTTTTGGCTAACTGTGTAGATCCTTCTATTTGTACGGCCGTGTGATTAGTTGGTGCAAGAAAAAGATAAGATCCGCAAGAGTACTTACCACATAGGAATTCGTCATATTCAACAAAGCCTAATTTATTAGGATAGGCATTATCGTCTGTACCAAAAGCAGATCCAGAATTTCCTGGATAGTATTCTAGTTGCTGAGAAGATGATGTTTGTGAACTAGTTATAGATGAAGTTATGTTTGTATCTGTCTCAAATCCTAAAGCGTGTCTAAAAGAAGGATAATTCATTGGACCAGAAGGCAAAACTGAAGGTCTAACTAACGAAGTAAAGTTAGATACAGATCCATCATTTATATCAGGGTGAGATACATGAACACAAAATTCATTAAGATTACCGTTACCATCTGGAGTTGACCCTGTATATGTTCCACTCCATACATTTGAATTAGCACCCGCACCCGAAGGAGATGTTGGTGGATCGAACGGCATTATTATACCATCATTATTTATAGGTAATCCTGAAGTACCATTGCTAATATTCCACGATAGTGAAGTTGGAGGGGTAAAATAAAGATCCTCGTCTAATCCCACACTTTTGTATCTGTTATATACAAACTGAGAATACGCGTTAGCACTCTGATAACCAGGGGATTGTATAAATGCTCCAGGAGTGGATACATTAACATTCGCATCAACTATACCAGATAGTTGAATAGGTGTATCTCCATATTTTCTATTATTATTATAATCAGCCTGTCCTGCTATAGAGTTAGGTGCTTTAACTCCTTGTCCTCCAGGTATAAGTGATGATAATTCTAGAGGGGTTGCTGCTTCGTTCTTTAGTTCTAAATAATAAATAACAGTAGCTATTTTTCCTTTGTTGCTAGTGTTAGAAAGATCAATTAGATCATCGTAGTATCCTGCAAAAAGATTAACCGTACTTCCGTTATTAATCTTGTTTGATGTGTTACCTGACCTAATATAAACTCCAAGGGTTCCTTTAGCTTTAGCAATAAGAGCTCTAAGAGATTGTAATTCGTTGTCTATCTGTGTTAATTTCTGGAAAAGATCTAATGCCTTACCAGATGCGTCGAAGAATCCCGATGCAATAACTGAAGAATTGTGAGCATAAAATTTATCCCCAGATGTAAATTGTGTAGATAAATGTTGGTCTAATCCCTTAGCTTGTAGATCTTCCTGAACCTTAACTACTGCACTATCAGTACTATTCTGTGCAACAAATGATGAATTATCCACAGATACAACCAGATCAGGTGGGAATTCAACTATAGCTGATGTAGACCAGTCAGAAGTTAAAGCATTGCTTGGCCATCCGGCTTCTGAAATAGACTGAACCTGTATTTCAACCTTTTCTCCTTTTGTTATAGCTATATCTAACTGGTTTATATTTACAGTATTAGCATCGCTAACGTCCTCAATTTGCCAAATATATGTTCCAGTATTAGTATCGTATACTTTCTTTCTTAAATCGCTTTTAAATTGAACCCAGTTACTGAACTGACCAGCTTTTGCTACCCCGTTATTATCTACATAATCTATTTGATCTGTTCCATTAGGATTACCAGTCATTGAAAGATATCGGTACCTTATATTAAATTGTATAATGTTCTGATCTCCGGTTTTAGGATCAAATATTGGTTCAGGTATAGGCCAAAATCCTCTTACTCTATATTTAGGAGCTTCTGTGATTTCTGGGGTAGCTATAACAAGATTGTTTATATCGCTTATTGTTGTCGATAGAAGATCCGTTTTTGTTCCTTTATCTTTAGTTAAGGTAGATATTTTATCGTTAAGCTTCTTAAATTCTGCAGTAGGTATTTTTGCACTAGATGTAGTTGTTAGCTCTGATAGTTGTTTTCTAGTTTGATCTATCGCTCTATCTATTGAGTCTATTTCATTTTTAAGGGTTGTCTTGATTTTTATTTTATCCTTAAAATTTGTACTCTCCTTAGAATCAGTTACTTGAGCATTAACTTTTACAACTTTAAAATTAGTAGCAGAAACAACGGGAGCAGAAGGGGTCTGTCCATAAACTGCAGGTATTGTATTCTCCTTGGCAGATGCTATAAATATTTTACCAAAATCAGACACCTGAGAATTATAGAAAGATTCTAAAGTTTTAACACCATCTGAAGTGTTTATCTGTAGTTCGTTAGACCAGAAACAAATACCTGGACTATATTTACTAGAAGCAACATTAAAATCTCCGTCGATGGATTTAATAAAAACAGCTTGTCTTTCATCAAATCCAACATTTACCTCTACCTGTCTATTTGAAAGTACGTTGGAATAGATTGTTAATGAAGTACTTCCTATCTGTATTGGTTCAAATCCAAATATTCTTTTTAATACAACAGTTTGGTTGCTTACATCTATAGAAGATATCTCATACTTAGTTGAACCCGGGGTTATTAAAAGATCTCCTTTAGCTAGAGTTCTAGAGTTAGTTGTATCTGCAAGATTATCACTATAAGATATTCCATTTAGCTTATACTTTCTAACAGTAGTTGTAGTGGTTATACCATTTTCTGTGGTTTGTACCTCCTCGTCAAATATTCTAAGAACTCCAAATGATCCTGTATATCTTATAGTTCTTAGATCTAAATTGTTTATCTGCTCATCTACAAAATATTGTATTCCTTGACTTTCTAGAGATGCTATAAAATCAGAATCTGTGATATCGTTTCTCCCCTTTAGATTATTATCAAAATACTGCTTTTGAACATCAGATTGTGTATTAGCTATTATTCTTTTAACGTAAACGTTCTCTGAATTTGCTGGTATCTGATTTTCAACGTCTATTTCAATATAAAGCAATGGATTTAAAAAAGACTCAAAGAACCAATTATTTCTTGCTTGGAATGTTGAAGGAACTTGAAGACTTGAAGGAGATGATGGATCTTTTAATATTGTTGCCTGATATATTTTAGCAACTGTTCCATCAGCATTTCTAATATTAGCCCTATTATCTTCAAGACCAGATAAAGCTTTTATATTCTCGTCTAATCTGCTAATCTCGGATTTTAAAAAACCAAAAGACGGAACCTGTATATTTTCCGAAGTATTATCATCTTTTAAAAATTCTATCTCTACAGAATCATTAGGAGATGTTGTAACATCATTTAGTTTGTTTATAATTTCCAGAGAGTTCTTTTGAAGTCTAAGGAACTGAGCTATCAGAGATGAGAATGAATTTTTAGTATTCGACATTTTTTTATTTTATTTGATCCAATTCAAATATTAAGTTCTTTTCGTCAACACAGACTATATCAAATATTGGCTTGTATCCAGATCCAGAGAATTGTATATTTATAAATCCAGCAATAACAGAAGAATAAGGAACTCCTGAAGGATTAGCTTTAGGATATTCGCCCAGTGCATCAGTAAGTATAACTAAAGAATAATTACCTAGATCTATTTCGTCACCTATAACAAATCTTAAAACCTGTCCTTTTTGCCATTTGTTTATGCTATCATCTATTCTTATTACAACATCATTAGTAGCAGTAATGCTTACTCCGTTGTTTTTGTGTTTTAAATAATTAGTATACAATGAGAGAGGAACAGTGTTACCAGCAACAGGATTTATAGTAAATAAAGAACTATTACCTATATTGTAGTCTTGCTGCGTTACGTTTACTTTTAATATGTTAGGTATGCTTCTGTCTACAGATGTTCCGTTTCCGTCTTTTAACAAGTCCAAATTGTATGACATGTTAATAGATGTCTGATTCTGAAGGATATTTTCTATATCGTCACTGTTTTTCTCTATCAGACTTAGTATGTCCTGTGTATTATTAAATAAAGCCTGGTTAGCTTGTAATGAAGACTCTACTACATCTAATCTAGCTTTTATTTCTGAACTGTCATCAGTGTTTATTACAAGATCCTTAAGATCAGCAATATCTTGCTGCATGCTAGCTATCTGCAGAGTTCTATCATTAAGATTTTTAGCAGCATCTTGTAAAACAGTAGCAGCATCCATAAATATAGAAAGAGAGAACGAAGAATAATCGTTTATTGCTTGCTCTACTCCTGTGCTTTCTACGTCAGTATCAAATTTAAGGTTTATCTTAAATCCGTATGAATTACCATTTAGTTTGGTTATAGGATCTGGCTTAAATTTCTTAAAAGAAGGTAACTTAGCAGCATTAGTTGAAACTGGCTCAGGATCATTTAAGAATAAAATCCCATATAGATTAGTCTCTGAATCTGTAGGATTATTCGGATCGTATACATCGTAATAAACCAATACAGCATTAAATTCAAAAGAAGTAGTTGTAGGTGTACCGTTCCACTCTTCTATAGTAGATATACCCACATAATTTTGTATAGCTTTATAAGAAGCTGGATCGAAATCTATCTGAACCCCATCCAGATTACTTCTTTTATAAGTAACTGAATATGATGCTGGTCCAGAAGCAGCTACATACTTTTGTAAAGTGTAATTAGAGTTATCAAAGAATGTTGGGTCGGTAAAATAAGAATTTGCCTCATCTCTTGGGGAATACCAATTGTTTGAAAAAGATCCTGTTGCGGAAGATCCACTTACTCCTGGATCTCCTAAAACGTCTTGATCAAAAATAGCAAGTTTGGGTAATCCATTAGGTCCGTATAATCCAGATGCTGAATCCCTTCCCTGCAAATACTCAGTATCTGTAGGATCTGAGGGTAAATGTGTCCATGTTCTATCTGGATAATAATTTTCGTCTGCTACTGTCTTAAAAAGAACATATGGCGTTCCTCCGTCTCCAGTAGGAATGTGTATATAAACCTCAGAATAAGCATTTTGAGTGTTCTGAACAGAGTTTACAACATCTATATCACCAATATATTGAACTATTCTCTCGTATCTTGGATTAGGTGTTCCGTTTCCTGTTAAAAGAGTATCTTCCTCTACCCATCTTTTATCTGAATAAGGATATCCATCCTTTGTTGTTGTAGTTGTTTGGTTTAGCGATGCAACAACTTCATTTGTATTAGCAGCTCTATATCTTACCCCTCCTAATTCTTTTACCCATTTCCAAAATATCCTTTCGGATACATTTCTTTTTAATTCTGGATTGTAATTAGGATCAGATATAACAGTTGCTTCTAAATTTAAACAGTAATTCTGAAATGATACCTCAGGAGATGGACTAAGATTATTTGGATTTGTAAGAATAAAATTACCATCAGCGGCATCTAAAAAGGTTGTATCTATTGAATTAAATTGCAAAGTATTTTCTCCGTATGTAGGAGTTCCAAACTCTGGTAATTTCAATAAAGCATACTTCGAAAAAGAAAACTTCTTTAGTGAGTTATTGAAAGTTAGAGATAGATCCTCTGCAGCAGAAGAGAAGGTATAAAAAGTACCTCCCTGAACTGCTATGGGTCTTATATAAGGTGTCTTTGCCATTTATAAATACTTAATTAGTATGTGAATCCTTGAGTGTCTGTTACTACCACCCATGATCCTTTTTGAGTACCTGCAGATTGATCTATTCTAGGTTCCCATATAAGAGTTAATGAAGACTTATAAGGGTTTCCTGGTGTTTGAATAGAAGGATCACTGTATGAAGCATCCCCAGTGGAGAATCCCGTATAATAATAAGGAGAAGGTCCTGTAACACCAGTAGCAATTAAACCTGCAGTTGTTGCAGAATCGATTAGTGTTACTGTGTAACCCGCAGGGATATCAGAAGCACTTGCTCCAGAACCGGTTGTTGCATAAAAGAAAAATCCTGTAGCGTTTGCAGTATCTGCAGGTGCAGTCGAAACATAATCAGATTGTATATAGATGACATTTTCAGTTAATGTTAATTGATAAGGAGTAGAATAAGTTCCGGTAACACCAGCACCTGGTGCAGAAGGAAATGCCGTAGTAGATCCAACTGTAGCCTTTCTATTAGTGTTAACAAAATTACCAGAAGCTCCTATAGATACTCTTCCTTCAATATTAACAACACTCTGGAAAGTAGCAGTAGCTCCAAAATTAGCTGCTCCAGAGGTTGAAAGAGCATTTGCTTGAAGTACATTTGAAAAAATTCCAGTAGGTCCTGCAATAGTATTAGTAGCTATTACTGAACCTCCACTAGCTCCTGTTCCGTATATTTGAATAGTAGGAGAACCTGAAGAAGGCATCACCAAACTATTTGTAAGTAAGGATTTAGATTTTATTTGACCACTAGATGCGGTGGAAACGTCCATTGACCCTGTTAAGACATTTATGTTAAATGTGTCTTCTAGATCGTTATAGGCATTTTCAAGAAGCAAAAAGTTAGCATTAATAGTTAATCTTGATCCTGAAATAGAGTCAGTTCCAAGAATTTCAGTAATTGTAATTGCCATTTGATTTTTCTTTTTTTGATATATATCCTGTATCTATTCGTTTAAGAAAAGATACGTGTATTTATTAAACCGAGAAACATGAGATATGTTTCTCAAAATAAAAAAAATCTTATGACAGGAACCAATTGGACACAGAAAAGAAAACCAAAGAATCCTATCAAATTTAAAATCACCTTAAATGAAGAGCAAAAAGAAGCTAAGAATCTGATACTGGAAACCCCAGTAAGTGTTCTTAAAGGTGCTGCGGGTTCTGGTAAAACATTATTAGCTGTTCAGATAGCTTTAGATATGCTATTCAACAGGGAAATAGAAAGGATAGTTATCACTAGACCAACTGTAGCTAAGGAAGATATAGGGTTCCTTCCTGGAGATCTTAGGGAAAAGATGGATCCATGGTTAGCTCCTATTTATGCTAATCTTGAAATGATCTACGACAAAGACAAAGTGGAGAAGCTTCTTAATGAAGGTATAATAGAAATCCTTCCATTTCCGTTCATGAGAGGTAGAACATTAGTTAATTCTTGTGTTATAGTAGACGAGGCTCAAAACGTAACTATGAATCAAATGGAAATGGTTTTAGGTAGATTAGGAGTTGGTTCTAAATTAATGATATGTGGGGATACTTCTCAGATAGACCTTAAGAACAAAAAAGAATCAGGACTTGATTTTTTAAATACTATAGCTGCTAGAGTAGACGGTGTTAAGGTTATCACATTAAAGAAAAACCACAGACATCCTATAGTTCCTGATATCCTTGATGTTTACAGGGAATACACTACTTAAATTCCTTGATCTAAATCAAATCTAGATAAAGGGGGAAATCCTAGCTGTTTTCTATCATAGTAGATAGATCTGAGTAGATAATCTTCCGGGTTAACTACATCAGGTATAAGATCCCCAGCAAAAGGTGTTTTGTGGTCTATCACTCTTATTTTTCCTTTATGCTCAGTTTCGTATAAATTTCCATTAGCGTCCTGTAACTGACATGTTATGGTATAGAATCCAGGATTAACAAATGTCCATATAAAATAAGGGGTTTTTCTTATCTTAACTATTACATCACCATTTTCAGTATCGGTTAAAGTCCATATATGATCTTTTTTACCAGGGATAAGAGAATCTATAGGATTTATAAATATGGTAGTTGCTATAGGAATTTCAAATTCTCTCTGATAAATCTTTTCTTCTTTCCAAGACCAAGAGTGTGATCCTGACCAAGATTGAACATCACCTATTTTTAATCCGCTTCTAAATCTTTGCTTTGGTATTTTACCAAGGAATGCGTCTAAGCTTCCCCCTGGAGGAGACATAACAATATATGGGGAAAATTCGGATTCTCCTTCAAAATATCCGGTTATATAAATATTTTCCTCGTCATCTAAAACAAGATCCGCTCCAGAATCATTGTTCATACCACCAGCAGTAACTATATCAGTAAGAGTTCCATCCTTATTGAATTTAGTTAAATAAATATCGGTTCCCCCTCTAGATTCTATTTCCTCCGGAGAGAAATATGCTGGAGATGTATATGAACCTGTTATATAAACATTTTCTTCAGAATCACTTTCAATATCATAAGCAGTATCGCCTGATGCTCCTCCACACATCTTCATCCACATTAATTTTCCTGTGGAAAGAAGCTTTATAACAAATATGTCTGTTGTTCCTGGGAAAGATGATAGTGACTGACCCTCTATTTCAATCGTACCTTGATATGATCCAGTAACTAATACATGTCCTTTAGGGTCTACACATATAGATGAATTAGTAAAAGATGTTGAGGCATCATAAGCAAAGCTATCTGCCCATAAGCAAGTTCCATCACCAGTATAAAACTTAGCAACGAACATATCAGGATTGCCAACTCCAGTTAATGTTACAGGATTCAATTTTATCTCCGTTTCAAAGACTCCTGTTAAATAAAGATATTCCTCTTTAAGTATTCCTATTTCATAAGCTTTAGAATATGTAAGATCACTAAACTGCTTAGCCCACACAAATGTTAGTGACGAATCAATTTTTGCAAGGAATCCCGAGCTTTGTCCAGTAGAAATTAATGAGAATGTTCCTAGATTTAGATTTCCTTCAAATCCACCACATATATAAAGATTCTCGTACTTATCTGCTTTGATATCCCCGATAAATTGATCAGGAGAAATAGGTATATTTATAGTATTTAATAAATCTCCGTCAGAATTATATTTGTTTATTTCAATAAATCCGGGAGAATTATTATCGCAAACTACATATATGTTATCGTTAGCATCAGTAATTACTGATCTAGCATATATTGGTCCTTGTGGAGAAGTTGAGTTTACAGATCTTGCCCATTGTATAACTCCAGCTTTATTATATTTTGCTATGTAAACTCCTTGCTGAGATGTTGTAAGATATATGTCCTGAGTACCTATATTATTAACTTCACCCATAAATATAGTACCATCAAAATCCCCTATAGCTATAATATCACCCTCACCATCTACTGTTACTTTAACACCCTGGTCAGGATCACTATTTCCTAGTGTTATAACCCATTCAAAATTATCAAAAAGATCCCTGGATTTCTTTTGTGCTATCCTCTCTATCTGGGAGTTTCTCCAATATGATTCATGTGTTGCTTTTCCATTTAAAATATCTCTTAACGGAGCGTATAAGAAGACATCGTCCAGATCCAAAGATGGAAATTGGTCTTTAAGATAATCGATGCTATAGCGCTGCCAAATCGGCTTATACCATGAGTATCTGTCCACGTTAGGCATGACAGGCCTTGTGTAATCAGAGTTAAGAGTTATATTGTCATTAAAAGCACCTATTATGAAGTTAAATCCTAGTTGGGATTATCCTACACC